TGTGCTATGTTATTGATGTGGATGACGACTTTGAAAGCATTTTGAGTGTTGAAGAGCAGGCAGAGAAGATGGCTCGAAACGAGTATCCTCATCTGAAAAGTTTTGAGACGCTTTACATCAAAGAACTGCTTAATAGATAAAAGCTGAAATTTAAGAGGAAAGTGTGCATGGACAAGGTAAAGTATTCTGATTACAACATAGAAGACTTAAAACAGAGAAGAAAGACTTATGGAGATGGCATAGAAATTTGCAGGAGTGGAGACGGAATTGACACTTCAATCGGTAGCAAAGTATGTTTTCCTGGACAAACATTGTTGCCGGATGAGGCGATTGCTTTTGCGGAGAATCTGATTAAGGCCGCGAATGAGGCAAAAGAGTTTAAGTACAACGGATATTTCATCAATTGGCTTGAGTAAAACTAATCATTTATAGAACTGCACAAGATAGAATGGAAAGATTACCGAAAGATTTCTTGGAGGATTGACGTATGATTGTTTATAGACCTCATCGTGGTTCTTTGGAAGATGCCATGAAAGAAGTAAAAACATTTGACAACTGGTATCAGATGGCACATTATATTGCAAATAATTGGAATTTGGCGGTTGGCAAGAAAGTGATAGACCCTGACGATATTGTTATGGACGATAAACCGGTCAATGATGACCGTGTTGGTTGGAAAGACGTTCACATGGTTTTGGCAACTCGTATTGGGAATGACAATTTTATGGAAAAATACGGAAACTCGCAGTGTATCGGGTATTGCACTTACGATGCCTCAAGTGTCAAAAAATACTTAACACCGAAAGAAGTAGAGGGCGAAAACTTTTATTGGGTCAAAATCCAGTACGATGATGACGAAAAATGCAGACACTTTCAAGCTCCGTTCATCTTGTTTGCAAACAGCAAGGAAGAAGCAAAAGCAAGAATAGAGCGAGAAGTCCCCGGCAAGTTTTCCATTATCAGTGTGGTAGAACTCGACAAGAGCCTTGTAATTACCCCGCAAGATTTGTTTGACATGAGGTCAAAATCAACGCTTTGGGAATAAAAGAAATCCTGTGTAAATTTGAAACGCTGTATATTAAAGAATTACTCAGCCGATAAAAGCTAAGATTTAGGAGAGTTCGTAATGAAAAAAGCGAATGGCAGATATATGCAAACAGAATGTGACCGTTGCGGGTTTACTGTTCATATAGACGACACAAATAGAGCTCTGCTCCATGGATGGGGCTGGAGAAAAGACACAGGCGACCTGTGTCCGGAGTGCTATGCAGAGTACAAGAAGATGGTGTTTGAATTCAATGCGGAAAAACGTCGCGTCGTCCGATAAAAGCTGAGATTTAACGTATAGAAAAATCCCCCTGTGTAGTTTTTAACGACTACACAGGGGTTCTGTTTTACTTATCAGCAATGCAATCCCAGTAGAGATATGCCTTGCCATCTGCGGCATCTGCGTCCTCAAGGAACGCCTTTGCCATGTCAGCGTAGAAGCCCGGAGTGTCAACAGACTGGCGTTTTGCGACCTGACAATAATCTGAGTACATCATGTTCATCACAGCCCAGAAATCGTTCGGGTCACAGGTGATATTGCGCTGTTTGGCAACGTCCTGTGTCTGTTCCAGCGTCCAGTGACAGCCCTTCGTGCCGTCAGCATTCACCATGCTGTCGCACCATTCCTCCGCTTCATCGTGGGTGAGATGCTTGCGCGGCATCTTGATGGAGCGACCGTCCGCGCCGCCATGCTCATACTGCCCAGACCGTTTATCCCAGTCTCCGTTCTGCGAGAAGCCGATTTGCGGCATCTTGCGACCATACTCAACGTCAGGGTAGCGGGGGATAGGGTAGGGGTCGATGTAACGGTTCTCCTCCTGCGGATAGTAGGGGTAGCGGTCGTTGCCGCCTTCCAGCTTGCGCAGACGGCGTTCCATCTCACGCTCCCTGCGGTCACGCTCTTCCTCAAGACGGTCGCGCTCCGGCTCACGGTTTTTGTCGTGGTCGCGGAGCATCATCATGCGGCGAAAATTAGTCTTGCCCATAATCTAATACCTCCTCAGGAAATGGACGCAGGCGCACCGGCGTGGGAGCGGCAGAAGCAGCCAAGATACTTAAACGTGCCGGTGCCGTTTGCAGACGTTGCCACACGGGTAGCGTAGCGGGTGCGGGTGTGGATGCTCTCGGCGGTCGCCTGAGCGCAGTTGCAGTCGGTCAGAGGGTATGCGGTCGTGCCTGCACCTATGGTAATGACCACAGGTGCGTTGATGGTAGTCGTGTCCGGCAAGCTCTGGGCAACCACGATGCAATACTTCTCTCCGTTCTGGTATGCGCCAGCAGGGATGTTGATGGTCAGAGTATCGTCGGCAAACGTGACTGCCTGACTGATGACCAAGTGCGGGCAGAGTTTGCAGCTTGTTTTGCAAGCCATAGTAGTTTCCTCCTAAAAAATCAGGGGCAGAGGTGTCTTACCCCTGCCCCGATGGTTCACCCGGTGTTATCGGGGAGTGTGTAGGTTAGCAGCAGCCGCAGCAGTTCACGCCCACGTTGGGGTTTGCCACCTGATAAGCGGGAATCGGACGAGGATTGACCCGGTTCAGGATGGTGTCAGTCTGCTGGGACATCACGGTGGTCAGAAGCGCATTCTGACGATCCTGAGAAGCCGCGAACTTCAGGCTCTGGTTCTCGGCGGTCAGAGTTGCGATCTTGTCCTGCGTGAAGTAGTCCATCATGCTGCGGAAGTTGGCGTTGCAGTTGTCCACGATGGCGCGGGCGTTGTCTGCGATAGCCTGACGGGTAGCGCAGTCCTGCTGTGCAATGGTGTACTTCAGGTCGCCGATGAGCTGCTTGTTCTCGCAGCAGCAAGATGCAAGCTGCGTCTGGATAGCGGTCTGGCCAGCCTGCCGTGCGTTGCCCTCCTGCATGATGGCAAGGCTGATGGCGTTGTCGCCGTTGGACACGCTGCGTTCCAGACCGTTCACGAGCTGTGCGTTCTGGTAGCCAAGCTGACAGATGGCGCTGTTCACGCCAGCAAAGCCGTTTGCGATGTTGGCGTTGAGGCCATTGATCTGCGCCAGCTGGTCATAGCCCAGAGAGCAGATACCGCTCTGGATGCCAGCCAGAGAACGGGAAGTGTCCTGCTGGTAGAAGCCCTCAGACAAAGCCGCACGAGTATCTGCGCCGCCCTGACCGGTTGCGCCAGTGCCGACCAGATAGGGGATGTAGCTGTTCATGCCGTTGTCACCACCGTTTCGCCCGTTTCCGTAGTTGCCCCAGCCGAAGATGATGGCGAGGATAATAACCGCCCACAGACCTTCGTTGCCGAAGAATCCGCCGTTGTTATTGCCGCCGTCCTGCCCAGCCAGATAGCCAGTTGCAAAATCGTCCATAACAAAACTCCTTTCAGTTTTGCGTATGCTATCCCACCGCCGTATGCGATGGGCGAAGCCAAACAAAAGCGGTTTTTGTCAAGTCCGCAAAACTGAGAAGCGTTTCGCTTAGAGGGATGCCTTATCGGGGCAGCGTCAGGTTCAGGGCGCTTGCGAGCTGGTTTAAGTCGATGCCGCGCTCTTTGGCGAGGTTATGTGCCATCGTCCTGAGCTGTGCTTCGTTTTTGCCCTGAATCAAGTTCAAGCCCTGCATGATGGGGGCATTCTGCCCGCTCAACTGCTGGATAAGCCCCATCGGATTCTGCCCGGCACGAGCAAGGTTTGCAAGCTGCATGATGGGGCTGTGAGTAATCATATCAAACGGAGAGGACATTTTTATTCTCCTTTCTTCGTTGCGGTAGCGGGCTTAGAAAAGCTCTTCTGCCACTTTTCCAGCTCATCCATCCGGTGCACGAGGGCGTTGTACTGCTCAACAGGCACATACTGCTGTGTCGGTGCGGCGGTTTGCTGTGCCTGTTGTGCTTGTATCTGTCGCCATGTTTCCGGGCTGTAAAACTCTAACACGTCAGATTCACAAGTGTTTGGATTCAGACGTTTGCAGTAGATGACCCCACTACGCAAATCCGGGCAATACGTCCATCTTCCGTACAGGTCAGACGGTATCGCCAAAAACTCTTCCCTGCTGGAAACAGGCCTGCCCAGCAGCCAACCGCCGTCCTGCACCGACTGCTGAACAGGCTGCTGCCCATTCATCGGCTGCGGACGCTGCTGCTGTGCCTGCTGCATCTGTGCGTTTGGCAGGGGAGTGGTAAGACCTACCGTGCCCATACCGCCGTAAGGGTTGACAGGCTGCTGCGGAACATAGGGCGCTCCGGGTGTTGGGTAATAGCTCATAATACATCCCTCCTATTGCACCCAGTGTATCGCAAACGCCCGGCGCGAGAGACAACGAAGGTACAACGAAGGACAAAAATCTTGATTAGAGCTTGATTAAATCTTGATTAGAGCTTGATTATTTTAAGCAAAAAAAGAGCGCCCACACGGAAAAATCCGCGTGAACGCTTGAAAAATAAATCACCCCCGATGCTCAAAACGAAACACCGGGGGCTTTCTGCGTCTCCCACATGGTACGCACTGTAAGTAGGCGGGTGGGAGACTGTATCAACTAAAAATGCCTACTTCTGCTATCGCAATTTTGACGTATGCGCACTATTCAAAACCGTTCAAGCATTTTCGGACTTGCTATGGCTGGAATTGAACCAGCGCAATAGACGGGGTGCGCCCTGCTCTACCAACTGAGCTACATAGCCTTTTCAAATATCCACCCTAATGCGCTTCTTCGAGAGGCCGGGTGGATTTGTTGATGTTATTATACCACAATTCGTGTAAAAAGAAAAGCGGCAGACCCGAAAGCCTGCCGCTTCAATGCGTTTCGTGAGAAATCGCACCCAATTAAAATTATGATATCACACACTCAGCATTTTTTCAATGCTTTTCAGTCGGTAGCCTATCGCCGTCCGGCTGTAATGTGTTTGTGCCGCAATGTCCGGCAGCGGAAGCCGCTCAACGTACCGCAGTAAGGCTATCTTACGGTCTACCCTCCCAAGCGGTGCGCTTTTGATGGCTGCGGTCATCTGCTGTCGGTCAAGTCCTTGCAGCGCAGCTGGCAGCACTACACGAGCCGCCGCCACAGGCAGCCCCGAGCCAGAAGGGCTGCGGCAACTGTCCGGCGTTGCGCACCATATTGCCAAGCACGGTAAACCGGTGACATTTTGTCACCATTTTGTTGGCATTTCCGAGATGGTATGTTTTCGTGAGGTCACGAAAACGTCCGTGTGCGTATGTAGTGCTTGCCATGATATCCTCCTTACTGCTTTTCCAGTGCCGCTTTCATGCGATCAAAGAAAAATTGGATGATCACCCCGATGGTTTCATCTGTGATGGCCCAGCTGATAAGCTTGCCCCACTTGCTGGCGCTGAGAGCCGTGCGGAGCATCTGAGCCACCCAGGCTTTTCGCTCCGCACCTTTTTTGGTGCCCTGGATCTCGTGCTCTGCCTTCTGGATCAGGTCAAGCACAGTGCCCTTGACAGCCGCGCCATAGCCCAGCCGGATGCAGCCCAGGGCGTAGAAGATGAAGCCGCCCAGCATGAGCACGAGGGCCACAGGGGAAGGAAGTGCGGTCAAAAGGTTACGAATCGCTTCCATGATTTGTCACTCCTTTCAGTCACAGAGAGGCAGGGCTTTGGCCCGGTTGTACAGTTCTGTGCCAGTGCCATTGCCGCCAAGTGCATGATAGCTTTTGTAAAGATATTCGATGTTTTTCAGGCCGCCCATGTCAATGTGCCCCTGTTTGATGTAGTAGGTGCAGGACTGGTACAGGCGGTCGTGCATGATGGCCAGCAGGCCGTCTTTGATGGTCTTGTACTCGGTCACCTTTTTGACAAGGTAGCCCCAGCCAAGGCCCAGCAGCCCGATGGCCCATTCCGTCCAGTGCGCGGAGATGTACGAGAGAATCTGTTGCATGGGCTTACGCCTCCCGAAGACGGGTCAGGCCCTTCTTGCGGATGATACGGGGGTAGTTGAGCTCTGTCACGCTGAGGTCAACGTTGCCGGAGATGCCCGGCACAGAGCCCTTGCTGGTGTGCTGGTGAGCGTTGTAGTGGTATCCAACGGCGGGAGTGTGTCCGGTTGTATCGGACAGCCAGACATCCCAACGGCTTGCCAAGCGGCCCATATCCAGCTCCATGTTGGAGTAGTGGGTGTAGGTGTACAGCTGGGCGTAAAAGCCCATCTTTTCCACCTGTTCCAGCGCATAGGCGGTGAGGTTGGTGAGGTCGAGGATGCTCATGGGTTTAAGCTTGTTTTCCTCCACGTCCACCGCCACAGGCAGGGTCAGCTCCTTGCCGTAGACCGCCTGCCGCAGAAGGGCAAGCTCTGCATCGGCCATGGCCTCGCTGGTAGCGTAGGTGTAGTAGTACACGCCCACGTCCAGCCCGGCAGCCCGGGCGTTGCGGTAGTTGGTCTCAAAGGTCGGGTCGATGTACAGCCCGTCTGCCCGCTTGGAAAACTTGCGGTTGGTGGAGACCGTCTTGAGCATCGCGCCCTTGTAGCCTGCGGCTGCCACCTGTGCCCAGTCGATGGTGCCTTGATACCGGCTCACGTCCACATAGCGGTAAGGTGGGTTGCCCTCCCACCCGGTCACGGTGTCCACAGTGGGCACGTCCGGTGCAGGAGCAGGCTCTTCCTTGTCGGCACTGTCACCGGCAGCGTGGGAGAGCGCAGAGAAGATATCCCGCAGGAAGTCAAGCATTACTTTCCACCTCATAAAATCCCTCCTCCGTCAGCTTTTTCATCACGGAGTCCTTGTACCGGTCAGGTACGTTGTCGATGGTAAAAGCGCCGTCAAAGCGGTGCAGTTTGATCTGGGTCACATAGAACAAAACCATATAGCATCCTCCTTACTGTGCGGCCAGCAGGTCAAGCATAGCCGCTTCCAGAGCGGCAAGGCGCTCTTCTGCGGTGGGCAGCTGTGCCTTTTCCTCTGCTTCCTTGCGGGCCTTTTCCTGTGCGGCCAGCTCTTTGGCGGTGTACAGCACATACCGCTGCACTTCCACCTTTTCGTCATAGGCTTCCTTTGCAGCCACGCCGGGCACGTCCACCACCTTCCAGCGGTCTTTTCCGCCGTTGGGATATGTCTTGTACTCGTAGTGGCTGACCTCTTCCACGCCCGCCACAGCATCGTGGTGGATGGTCTGGGTCTCCTGCTTGAGGTAGCCTTTCGTCAAGTCGGGGGTTTCGATGGGGTTGCCGTTGCTGTCGATGATTTTCATAAGGTCTCCTTTCAGTTATGCCACTCTGCGCCAGATGTACGCGGAGTAGTAGGGGTTGAGGATGTCCATAGGTTTACCGCCGCCAGTATCAGATGTAGGAATCGATTGTTCCCAAGCGCTATCTCCACCAGAAAGATACGGTGTGCCATTACCAACTTTGTTATATCCGTTGTAGTTATGTTTGTGGGGAGCGATTTCATCCACTGTCTGCGTATGCGTCGCGCTACCGCCCGTACTCCCTGCCGGGTAGCTGTCGGATGCGCCCATAATAAATCTGCCCTCAATGCGCTCCCACGTCCCGCCGTAAAGCTCTGCCGGGCTGGTAGCGTTTTCGCTGATGTACAGGCTGCCCACGGGGTGGTCTCGCTCGACTACCGCCGCAAGGACTTGCTGATAGATAGCATAGGCATCAGGGCCAATGCCGTTTTTGAGTTCTCCTAGTGCCATTGTTTCTCCTTTCAGTCAGTACGAAGCCAAATGTAAGTAAAGTATGCCGGGGGTTGGACGGTGGCGGAAGCGCCGTAGATTTGGCTCGACTTGGAAGCATCAAGGTCAACAGCTACGGCTCCTCTAACGCCAGCAGTACCTGCTTGAGCCACAACGCCAAAACCATCTCTACCTGTGAAAGCGCCTGTAGCACTAGCGACAGAAAGCCGTCCTCCAGAGCCTGAGTAGGAGCTAAACCCAAAACCGCCTTTAATATTCGGCAGACCAGCCTCTACCGTTGTACCAGCTGTGTGCGTGTTGCTTGCGCCCATTAACACCCTATCTTGCGCAATCTTTTCCCACGTGCCGCCGCCAAAAGTTACGGACGGGTTTTCAGGGCTGATGGTCTGATAGATACTGCCTACAGGATGTGCCGCAAGCAGGAAGTTGGAATAGATTGAGCCGTCACCATAGAACTGGCCACCATACTTGATGGGATACCACCGGGCGGAAATTTCCGCAGTCGGAATGTTGTGTGCACGGATACGGATAGCTCCGGTTCGAGTTTCGGGGTTTACAAGCATAGCTTTACCGGCTACGTCTGCGCTTGCAGGGTCAATACTGACAGATACCACAGTCGTGGACGTAACATCTGCTGTAATATCAATGTAATGCGGGTACTCTGCAGCTTCTGTGTCTGTCTGCCACCCCGTAATTGGAATAAAAAGATCGTGTGGATCGACGGAGTCTGCTTTGCCCGCCAGCGCATCGCCGGTAGCCTTTGCGTCGGCAGGGGCGTTTTCAATGCTCAAGGTCTTATCAGTATTTGCTTTGGCCCCGGCCTCTTCCGAGTATTTCTTTGCATTGGCTTCACTGGTTGCAGCGGCAGATGCACTGGATGCAGAAGCATCAGCGGATGCGGCAGATTTTCCAGCTTTTGTGGTTGCAATTCCGGCCTGTTTAGTGGCAGTAGCGGCAGAAGCAGAAGCCTCGTCTGCTTTCTTTTTTGCACTTGCAGCACTTGTCTCGGCGCTTTTTCGAGCCGCTTCGACTGCTTTAATCCAGTCCTCTTCTGTGCCATCATATCCATACTTTACAGCAATGGCATAGGCGCTATAAGGGCCAATTTCGATTGTTTTGCTCATTCAAACGTCACCTCCAAAATTCCAGAGCCATTATCTTGCATATTTATTTCGGTCAAGCTATCGCTTTTAACCATATAAAGAATGCCGTTCTTCTGCTCGAAATCCATCCACCCGCCTTTATTTGCACTCTGTTCTGCAAGACGGGCGCTTTCAGCAGACTTTTCGGCTTGCTTCTGAGATTCTTGCGCGGATATTTCAGCATTTATTTCAGACCGTTTCGCATTCAGTTCTGCTTTTTCGGCAGCAATTCTCGCAATGTCCGCGCCTGCAACATCTGAAAGAGTGTTCAACGTTTCGGCATTCATAGGAGTGCCTTCAACGATTGGCTCGTCATTGCGGACAAGGGTGACGACTTCGGACGAGCCGTCCGGTTTAGTCATTGTCCATCGGTTCGGGTACTTCGCTTCTCGGTCAACAAAGTGCATAGTAAGGTTCACCTCCACAGACCGGCTCTGAGCAGTAGATTAGATGGTTGTTGGCTATCGTTTCGATATCAAGTAGAATTTCTTCGACCTGATTAATAATCGTATAGTGCAGGTAGTTGAGGGAAGCGGGGGTTTCGGGGGTATCGTTTTTGCCACTGCACAAAGAACGAATAGCTTTGATATTGGAAAGCCACCGGGAAGCATCTGCGACAGTCAGGTACCCGTTTACATCCCAGTCGGTTTTGACTGAAACAGATGCATTCAGGATGGACGCAATCTCTTGGATGCCGCTTTCAATGCGGTTGTAGTCCATGTAACTTAGAGCGCCTTTCATGCCGGAAGCCCACTCTGCCTGCTCTTCCTCTGTCCACGTTCCTGCTTTTGCTTTTGATGCAAGCGCCTTGACTTGCGCAACATCATCATCGGTTCTGTCTGTAATCCACCGGGTCAACGAACATCAGCTCCTTCCAAGAGATATCCTTCGACCGTCCCGTGAAAACAGCCGGAATACTGATAAGAAAAACTCGTAGTCAGCAGTACAGAGGAATAGCCGAACTGATGATGAACAAGGACGTAATCTAGCGCATCAAAGTGCGGGCTTGCACGATATTCCAATGTGACCTTGCGGCGGTTGGAAAGCACTTTGTACGCTTCTGTTAAAATATTCCTGCTTTGGCCGAGAATGCTTTGAGACAGCATTTCATTGTTGACAGTCTGCGTTGCTCCACCCCCTGCCGGGTTTTCTGGGTAAGAATACGTTTTGCTTGTAGTGCTCGAGCCATCGGAAGATTTTATATCAATCGAACAGGTTACATTTTTCAAAGGGGAAGAAAATGCAATTTCAGGCCAGCTGAAGTTATTGACGATATCAATTTCACCGGCAATGTTTGCTTTTGCAGTAGAGATATCAGGAATGCGCCCGATTACGATCACACCTTCTCTGGTTTGATACATCGCCATGCCAGCTGCGTTGGCAACCATCTGTAAAATATCAGAATCCTTATAGTTGCCTTTATCCTTCTTTGTGATATCCGTGCTATATTGTTTCAGTTCATCGGAAATCTGAAACGTTGCCACGTTATCACTCAAAAGCTCCAGCGCATCGTAGGCCATCTCATAAAGAGTGCCGTACATTCTTCCTGTGTAGTTGGAAACCATAAGATAGCCAAAAGCATCACGGGCGGTAAAGCTGGCTTCGATACTATTAGATGGAACATTCCACTCAGACAAGAAGAACTTGCCGCCTGTAATCCATTCTACCGTTCCGTCCAAGTCCATGCCGTACTCCACAGAGATAGGCTGACGCTCGTATAGGTATTTGTAAAGGCCTTTCGGGTTTATTGGATTCCACTTCTGCGTGCTGTTATCCACCGTAAAAGTAATGCTGTCATTCGGAAGTTGTCCGCTGATCGGGTCTCTTGTGGAATCATGCTTATACGAAAAGATGTCTTTCTTCTCAAACACAATGAATTGGCCCAGCTTCACCTGCTCAACTCGTGCACGCCGATTTTCCAAACACCACGACAAGATTTGAATGGAAATGGAATCGTAATTTGCAATTTCAAAGTCAATGTCAGTAGTGATAGAAGAATTGTCCGATACCGTTTTGGTGGATACGACTGTGCTTCCAGAATAAGCAGTCAGCTTGAAACTTGTTGGCCATTCATTGAATGTTGACGACCATGTAATGGTAATGCCAGGAATCGTCACGGTATGAACTTTGCTGAACGAGAGCGTAATGATTGGGTGGTTTGAAATAGAAACACAATTTTCACTAACATAACCAGCTTCTTGCGATTCCGTGCTTCTGTCGGGCAAGGTATAATTGCCGTCCAAAACAGTGAAATTCAATTCACCAGTAGAATATTTTGTGTAAGTCTGCAACTTACTGTCAACGATAGAGGACACATTGCTGAAGAACGTTTCGCCGTTTGTGCTAGGAATCGCATCTTCTTGCAGACCCGGTTCCGTAACGCCATAGGTGATGCGTACAAACATCTCCGGTACAAGCGTTTCGGAAAACTTTTCAATCCATTTCTGCGAAGGCTGTACCATAGGCTATACCTCCACAAGCGCAATTGAGCAATCCGTCCAGCCCATCACATTGCCGGTTTTCGGCCCACGCCGCCACATACCAGATGTACGGTCTGAAACGTACATCTGCCGCGTATCATACCCGGCCTTTGCCTGATTATAAAAGCGAACAGTGCAGTAAAATCGTGTCGTGAACAGGCTGAGGATAGCGGCCCACTGTTGTGCGGTAAGGTAGTTCCACTTCAGGGACACCTTTGCTACATCATGCCGCACAACAGAGCCGACTACTTTACCTTGAACATTTCGTCCAGAATCCACGATGGTGCTAGTGGTCGCTTCGTAAGAAGAAGGTTCCGGCAAGTCTACGCCATTTACCGTTACCAGTGCTGGGATCGCCATAAACCGCCACCTCCTTAGTAGCTGTAAACTTCACTGCCCATCAAAGACTGTCCACGGGCGTTCTGCCGCTTTTCAATGGATGCTGTGATTTGCTTTCCGTCAAGGTAGATTTTCATTTCCTTGCCACCGGTCAGTTCGTCACCATACCGCTGGAAGATGTCAAGGAATGCGTTGTAAGTGCCATTGTAGACAGATTCACGCATTTCCTCTTCGTTGAAATCAACCGTAACGGTCGTGCTCCCGCCGTAATAGCCGGAGGATGTACCATTGTTTTTATCCCACTCTTTTGTGCCAGGATAAGAACCATTTTTGTACTTTTCTTGCAGTTCCTTGTACTGCTGTTCGTAGTTAGTTGGGTCTTTGGAATCGTCAAAGCCACTATTGGCCGCTTCTTGACGTTTGCGCTGGCTTTCCGCGCGGCTACTCGCAACATTGTCAGCCCAATCATAAAGAGGGTTGCTGATATGCCCCCATTTATCAAAGGGATTAAAGAAATTGCGTGCGTCAATTAAAGCATTTATTCCAGCAACAATGCCTTGAATTGCCGTTCCGAGAACGCGGAGAATCCCTTCAAATACAATCGAGAAGAAATCTCCGATTCCATACCAAAGATTAGACAGGAACGAAGCGATGCTCTTGTTCTTATTGGCAAAATTGACAAGAGCGCCAACCAACATGCCAATCAGGGAAATAACCAGCATAACAGGGTTTGCATCCATTGCAATGTTCAAACTCGTTTGAGCAGACGTTGCAGCCATAGCAGAAGGAACAAACTGACTAATAAAGCTCGATGCCATACCGGCAATGTTGTTCCAAACACTGCTCAAGCCCTGCGTCAGCCACTGCAAGCTGTTATTGGCAATGGACTTGATTTGCTTTCGTTGCTCATCATCCATTGCATGATAGAAATAGGAAGCAGCCCATGTGCCGAGCTTTTCAAGGTCTCCGTTAGAAATCGCATCCCACAGAGTGCCAATGCTGCCAAAGAAATCAGATTGTAAGCTCTGATCAATCTGCTGCCACTTGGTATCCAGACCGTTCAAGAACCCGGTAACGTAGTTGGTAGCCTGAGTAGAGCCAGCATCAATCAGCGCCTGCCCTTTTTCCTGCACCGTGTTTGCAATACCCTGCATAGCAGTGGTGACGTAGGGGATAGCAGCAGCAATGCCGTTTGCAAGGCCTTGGTCGATGTAGATACCGAACTGTTCAAAAACTTTGGAAGGGGAGTGAATATCAGTCTCAGTGGTGAACTTGTCGATGATGGCTTTGGCAAGATTTGCAGCCGCTCCAGTTGCGTTGCTGATTCCGTTCTGAATACCTTTTACAAGACCTTGCCAAACGTTTTTCCCAGCTTCATACATTTTTGATGGCAGGGAAGCGATTGCGTCTGCAACTGCGTTTACCATGTTTGCAGCAGCTTTTCCCGCTTCCGCTGCCCAATTTTCCACTCCATCCAAGAACCTTGCAAAAGATTCTCCAGCCGATTTGATATGGTCATCCAGATGAACAAACCAATCGATCACGCTTCCGATGTCAGAAATCAAATCTGCTAAGCCAAGAAGGGCATTAGCAATGAAACCTTGATTCATTGAAACGTCAAGGCGCTCAGCCTCAGTCGGGCCTTTGCTAACCCAACGAACAAATGTCTCAATATCTGCGATCAGGTCAGCTAATCCGAGAAGAGCGTTCGGGAACAGAGTTTTATTCATCGTGACATCCAAACGCTCAGATTCGCTGATTCCGTCTTTAATCCAACGAATAAAATCAGAAATGCTATCCGCGATTTGAGCAAACCCATCAACAAAGAAGGATGCCATGTTTCCAGCATCAATTCCAAGCTGTTGAAAAGCGCTATGCCAATCGGATTTTAAGTCAAAAGATTCTTTTTCACTTTCGCTGCCTAATCCGCGAATTGCAACAGAAATGGTTTCAAATCCGATAACAGCAAGGCCAGCTACAGGATGACCGCTGATAATCAACCCAATTCCAACTAAAGTTAGAGCCAAATCTCCTAAGTCCAAGTCGAGCTTTTTAACAACTTGTCGAATGGTTTCGAAAGCGTTAGAAGCATTTTCCTTCCATTCTTCGGGAAGTAGGTCAAGAATCTGTTGCGCAAGTGTTTTAATAGATTCTTTCAGATGCTCGATAGACTGACCGAGTTTTCCTTCTGTAAGAGAAATATTCCATCCCTGAGAAAAACCAAGTGCGGCAAGTTCGATAAGGTCTTTGATTCTTTGTAGTCCGATTCTGAATTTCTCGCTGTTCTGATACAAGTCCACAAAACGCCATACAATTAGTGCCACAGTACCAGCAATTACAGCAAGTTCAGGGTTGACAAGCCCTAACTTCTTTCGTAATTCTCCAACAACCTGCCCCAATTTGTAAGCTAACCCGTGGACATTATTTAACTGGTTGAAAAGAAAATCAGCAATTTTCCAAGCGGCAAATCCAGCTGCAACACCTGCAATGATTGGAAGAAGTTTTTTTACTTTTTCCTTGATTTCATCAATAGACGTGCCAACATAATTCTTGAACATATCGTAGCCGGACAGGTCTACGTCACCCAAGATATTGCCAGCAGATGTGCCGCCGCCAGAGCCGGAACTTCCCTGTGTGGGGTCAATGATGTTCAGTTCATCAAAGCCCATCGTGTAGTCCTTGAGAGCTTTGGCGGCTTTCTTTGTCGAATCGGTTGTTTCGTCCATTGCATCACCGATGCCGCCAACGCTGTCAGCGCTCTTGGTGAAATCGGTGAACACGACCTTCACACCCATCAGCTTTGCCACCCATTCAACGAACTCTCGAATGAGCTGCACGGCGGCAATCAGTGGGGGGAGAATGGATTTCAGGGCGGGGTAGAGCAGAGAACCAACGGACTTTGCCAGCATATCCAGCTGGGCTTTCAGAATCTTAATCTGGTTGGCGGGGCTTTGAATGGTCTGCGCAAGGTTGCCCTGCACATTGGCAGTCTGCTTCATAATGGCGATATAACGCAGAACCGCCTTATCTGCCTGAGACAGACTAGAAACCTGCTTGTTAAAGCCCAAGGCAAGAAGCTCCTGCTGTAACCGCGCCTGAGACAGGTCAACACCAAGACGGCGAATAGGTTCAATCTCGCCAGAGATAGCAGAGGACATTGCAGTAAAGGTTTCGGCAACATCCTTGTTCCAATAAGAGCCTTCATCATAGGCAAGCTGGGTCAAATTCTTAGAAAGAACGTAAGCCTTGTCGCTAGCCAAACCAAACGAAGTACCAAGGCTCTGAATAGTAGCCATGTAGGTCATCGCTTTGGTCGGGTCAACTCCAAGCAGGCCTTGCATCTTGCTAATAAGCGTATCGGCTTCACCGCTCAAATTGCCCATAGCATTATGAAACAGGTCTGTTGCTTCATAGAAGTCGTTAAACTTCGCAACAGCGTTGCCAAGATATTCAGCAATGGCTTTCAGCGAAACCAGCTTTGCCATGTTCCGCATAAAGCCGTTCATCTGATTGGACAGGCTGAGATAGCTCTTGCGCTGCTTTTCGTTGGCAGCGGTTACACGGTTGGCCTGTGTAACCACCTTACTCAACTGCGGAGGGAGCTTTGCAAAAGCGTTGCCCACCTTGTCAAGCTGAGATGCAAGGGGAGTAAGGGCGGTATACAGCTTTTGGCAAGCAGTAGAAAAGTCAGCTACCGTCTTGCTATCCAGATTTTTTGCAAGATCAGGAACTTTGTTGAGACTGTTCAGGACACTTCCGAGATTTTTCAGATTGCTAAAATCCAGAATAGACAACGGCGCAAGACCGTTCATCAATTGTCGGGAACTTTCAGCGAACTGGGTGTAATCAGCCTTGTTTGCTTCGGACACCGCATTCGGGATTTTCTTGATTGCATTCACGACCGTGTTGATGCTCTTTGCGCTTGCGGTCGTGTTGACGTTGGAAAGTCCATTCAGAAATCTGGTAATTTTGTCCAGCCCAGACATTCCGGCAGATGCCTGTTTCAGCGTTGCAATAGAACTAGCCAGCTTGTCAAGGCTGTTCACAACCTTTGTCACGTTGCCCTTTGTCCGCAAATTAGAAATGGCGGTAGCGAGCTTGTCGATATTAAGCTCTGCGCCCTGCGATTCCGCAGAAATTTCTACGGATAAGCTTGTAATATCAACATCAGCCATCACTACCACCATCCTTTTGCTCCATCATGGAGAACATCATACGTTTGATTCGCTCCTGCGCTTCCGCAGCACGTTGGTATTCATACTCTTCCTTCTCCTTTTGAGTAAGGGGAATCGGTCTATCCATGTACTTGATGGGTTTAGACCCTTTCTTTCGGAACATATTGCCAACCGTAGAGGAAAGCGCGGATGCCATGTAAAAACCGTTTCTCCATGCTTCTGCATTGGCTCTGCGTTCTCGCAGCTCCTCTGCGTCACGGTATACCTTAGCCATCCATACATCACTGTGCCAGAACTGCTCGTAGGTCATACCGATGGAGATGTAATAGGCTTCTACATCGTGGAACAGCTTGGAGAAGGAGAACGGTTCTCCCTCTCCGTCTAATTCTTGAGATTGTGCGGTTACACAATCTCCCACGTTGCGTTTTTTGCGGTCTTGTCCTCAGTATCAGTTGCCAGCAGGGACTTGGAAGCGTCCATGAACATCTCAAGCAGAATGCCCATCAGATCTTCCTTCTCCTCGATGTGCTGGAACATCTCGTCAACGACCTTGCGCTTGATGCCCTTGTTCCGTGCGATAAAAGCGCCGTAGAACAGGGCACGGGAGTTGGACAGCAGATTGGTCATCTGGGTATACTGGCCAATCTGAAAGCCTGCACGCTCGGTAGCTTCTACGCTGTCACGGGTGAAAGTCAGCTCATAAGTGTTCTTTCCATCGGGGGAATGAAAATTGATAACCTTAGCAGCCATAATAAATGCTCTCCTTTATAAATAGGGGCAGAACCAAATCCGATGTTCAGTTCTGCCCGGTTTGATTGATTCGATTTTTGCGGTTTAGCCGCCAGTGACAGTCAGGGTCTCGCTGAACTCGGGCTTCTTGGTGAAGATGCAGTTGATGGTCATTTCCACAACCTCGTCCACGCCAAAGCCGGACAGACCAACCTGATGCATACCCTGCCAAGTGAAGCCGGAGCCGTCCTGCATCTTCAGGGCATAATACTTCACGGTGTTGCTCTCGGAAGTCTCATCGTAGCCAGCTTCCTTGACCTTCTTGTAGTCAGTCTTGTTGTAGTTGGCAGTAAAGGACTTGGTGTCACTCTGGATAATGCCGAAGATGTTGACCTGCATAGGGTCAGACAGGGTGGTGGCATCCAGAAGGTTAGGCTCGGAGATCAGGTCAGGCACATCCTTGATGTCGCACAGCTTCGTCAGGGCGGTTGCGCTGTCGCCACAATACAGGGTGGTATTCAGACCGGAGATAGCAGTACTCATAGAATGTTTACCTCCTTAGTTTCGGTAAATCATTCCGTCCTCTCCGATTGTTGCCCCATAGCTGCAATCAATCCGATAGACGGAATTGTTGTACAGCCCATTCAACGGGGCAAACGATTTTCGATAGAAATTGAGCGGTTCCAATACAGAATCCACAATGTCCACAATGGAGCGTGCTTCTGCAATGCGCCCGGTGTTCTTGTTAGAGTAGACCCGCACACGCAGAGAAACGGCAGCGTACTTGCTGTGTCCGGCAGAATCAATGTGTACAGGCAGATTGCTGTTTTCCTCTATCTGCGCACACGGAAACTTCTTGACGTTGCTGTCATTGATTTCACCGGTGACGAAGATGCCGGGGACTTGCTTTCGCAGCTCCTTAGCAACAACCGTGAAGATAGAATTGAAATAATCAATCAACTATTCCAAACCTCCCTCCACGTTGCTTCGACTTGAGAAGCCATTTCCTCAACAGCTCCCCACATAGCCATAGCTGGTTCGTTACCGCTGGTGTAATTTAACTGTCCCTTGCCAGGAACGGTATCCACATAGGTTCCGGCATTACCGGGGTCGCCGTAGTAGTACCAACGTCTGCCAGCACCTTTGCCTTGACCATAGGAGCCATGCGCACCAACACCGGGCGGCAGTTCGCCGCCATATCCGTTGTGATGTGCACCGGTACCAAACTCGATAAAGGCGACTGACTTTCCCTCTGCAATGATGGTGCAAATGTTTCCGTTCTGCTCAACACGACAAGAGACATCGTTGCTACCGGCATATTCTGCATTTGCAAAGCGAACTTTTGCTACATCAAACCCTTTGTCAGCCAACGACTTTGCAAACTCTTGCGCCTTTTTGTTCAGGGCGGTCTTGTGCTCCCGTATCTGACGTTCCGCATCACGAAGTCCGGCATCGCTCAACCTTACTTTAATTTTCACTTGCAGCCACCTCTTTCAGCGCATACAGCGTATCCGTGATATGCTCTGCGACCTTGACCACAGTGTAATTGAAGGGCTTTGAAACGTCTGTCTGAAACCAGACGTGCGTGCCTTCATAAAGCGGCGTGTTGCGCTTTTTGCTGGACGAACTGACAACGTAGCTGTAATCCGTGAACGCGCCGAAAGGGTTTGCTTCCGCAGAACCAGTAGGAGGGCTGACGTTCAGCATCAGTTTTGCGGGGTCGGTCCACGATTCGTATACGGATTCGCCAGTTTCGTTTCCCCACTCGTCCACAACAGGCGTTTTTTTGCCGACCGGGTTTGAATACCACAGCGGTCGTTTATCCAGCGGACTTCCATTGAACATCAGCCGATAACACCTACTCTCGGAACCACTTCGTTAAGCAGGGACTGTGCCACATCAGAGCTTTCCCACACACGAGTGATACCATTGTTGGTATAGCTCGTCTGTCCATTTGCTCCGATGTGGTTATACAGTTCCGCTGCAATGCGTATCTGCAACGACTGATACTGCAAAGGCAGCTCGTCCGGTCTGTTGCCGAAGGGGTAGCCCTGTGCAAATATCTTGTCTTTGGCGAAATCAAGCAGCAGGTCGAAGAGTGGGTAGTCCTCGTCCGTGATTTCACGGTCAAGTGCGGGAGCAATGTACTGTCCAAGCTTGACTGCCGCTTCGGAATACTGGTCTCCCATGCCGCTTTCCTCCTTTCGCCTTAGTAAGCCTTGATGCAGTACACAGCGTCCATCTTCTGGAAGGACGGCAGGACAATTTCGGATGCGATAATGTTTGTGTTGACAGGGTGAGGTTCCTTGATGGTGGTGACCGCAACGCCGTTGTTTACGATAGAAACAGAAGCGTTCGTCATGCCCGCACGGAGGTCTGCCTCTTCAGGAGTAGTGCCATACCACATCTCGCCGACCTTACCGTCAGGAACCAGAACAACATAGCCATCCGGGATATATTTGACGGAATCACCACCGCCTTCAGGCTGATACATTTTGTCGAACAGATGAATCTTGATGTCGGTAGTCTGCTCAATCAGAGCACGCGCTTCGCTCTGGGTAAGAACAGCAATAGACTTTGCCGTAACCGTCATGAAACGGTTTTTCACCTCGTCAGAAGCAATCATCTTATTCAGAGTGTTGGTGTTCATGTAGGCGCGAGTGATGGTTTCGCCAACATTTGCAGCGATTGCATCCTTCGCAGTGGTAAAATCGGTAAGGGGAGTAGAAGTGGTAACATCCCACTTTGCCTTGCCGGTAAGAGCCTTGTAATTCTTTGCCTGCCAAGTACCATCCGGGTCATAATCATAGATGTAGTTCATGCCGTTTGCCTTGATGGTGATACCGGGCTTGCCGTTTTCCGGGCAAAGCAGCTGCCACGCCATACGTTCAGGAACGATTCGAGCACCAGTAATCAGCTCTGCGGCATCATCGAAAATTCGGCTGATGATTTCCTCCGCAAAAGTGCTCTTGCTGTTCTGAATCTCCATCAGCATCTGACGGTCTTTCTCGTCAATGTGGAAACCCTCACGGAAAAACGGCATCTCGGTTTCAGACATCTTAAAGCCCTTGCGCTCGCGGAAAGTCGCCTTCGTGTCAAATGCACTCGGCATCAGGGAGATGCCAACGCCCTTGTGACCGCGAATCCACTTCAGCTCCAGACCAGCTTTCTTGCGCGGAGGAAACAGGGCATCAGAGCCGAATGCTTGCGCGTTGGTAATATCGTTCGTCCAATACTCAGCAAGTGCATCGGAAGTGAAATATTTCTGAAAATCCATGTTTTTTACCTCCGTTAAGCATTAGTGCCGATGTTGTCACGGAAAAAGACTGCGGGAACAGCCTTATGCAGAGCGGCAACGTCATCAGCAGTAAAGGAAAAGCCAGAACTTGCCTTTGCCTTTTTCTGGTCAACAACGCCCTGAATAAGCAGCGCGCCGTTTGGGTTGACGGACGGGTCAACGGTGTGCAACAGAATGCCAATGGCGTCGGTAACTGCTGCGTCGGAAACCCCGGTAGTGGCAGAAGCCTTCTTGCCAGTCTTTGCCATGGGATAGCCAGCCTTTACAACATCGGTTTCGGTCACAGTAAAGGGAATGGCAACGTAGGTATCAGCAGCCAGAATAGTGCTTTCAGGAGCCGATACCGGAGTAGTGGTATACTTCATGTTTTCCTCCTTAATGGAAAGCGTTCATTGCGTCACTCGATGCCTTATTTTCGGCATTCTTTCTTTCCGCAAGGCTCTTGGCAAACGCCACACCTTCGCTGTCAGAATTGCCACCGCCGTTTGCGCCCGGGGGCGTGGGCATATCCTTTAGCAGAGAAGCCTTATATGCGGTGTCATGGGCGGTCATAAACTCCGACTGGAACTTAAACACCTTGTCCATGTCGCCGTCAGCCAGTGCAGATGCAGCCTTGCCAGCCAGTTCAGCGTCATAACCCTGCGCAACGAACTTTTCACGGTAAGATGCAAGGGTTTTTTCCTTGACGAGGTTTTCCTTGTCAGCAGTCAGGGCTTCAATCTGTTTCTGCATTTCTGCCAGCTTGTCAGCCTGTTCCTGTGCGGCGTTCTCGTCATCGGTGCGCTTTGCCTTGAGCTGCTTCTTGTACTCGGCTGCTTCACCGTTGGCTTTCGTTACGGCGTTGCGCAGCTTCTCGACCTCTGCGCTAGGGTCTGCAACCTTTTCAAGCGCAGAAATGATTTCATCGGCGGTCATGCCCTCTTTGTAGGCATCACCAAGTAACGCTTTGTAGTTCATATTGTTAATTTCCTCCTGCGTTTTTTTACCGTTGCTTCCCTGCAACGCTGCGAAATTTGTATCCCGGCTTCCCTGCCGGAATATGCAAAGGGTTATTCGCCCTCTGTTTCTTTATTGCTATCGGTAGACTGCTTGTCTCGGCTTCGGTGCTTTCCCATCCTCGCCCAGCTTGCCAGCGGCAATCAAGAACGGTTTGCTCATTTCGTAAGCAGCCTGCGGGTCAGGGAACAGACCGGGCGTAGTGAACGCCAACTGCGGGTCGATAGTCTGACTGAGCATCTGCGCAAAAATCTGAACCTTGCTCTGCTGGTTATCGTACTGACGGCGTGGCAGTTTGATGTTGATGTCACTTGCCATCAACTTAGAACCAGCCGTATCACGCAGGATTTTCAGCATCACAGACAGGCTCTGGCGTTCAGCGAACTTGAACATATTCTCGTACTGCTGCGCCCTTGCTTCTGTGTGATTCCAGCCGTTGCGGACAATGACTGCGCCCACGTTGTCAGACGTTGCGTTCTCGCTGCCAGTTGCACTAGGCATGGCAGTAAGGCTGCGGTACACGTTCAACATGGAATCAAGCAGGGTCTGGCTCTGCTGCTGGTCAAGCTCATTTGCAATCTGCGAAACAGATGCGGGCAGACCAGAAGTGGATTTCAGGCACATTGCGCCAAGCTCTTTTACTTGGTCAAGCGCATCCTTGTCCACAAGGCAATTGGTAAACACCATGATGGACTGAATGAACTGCGCCACACCGTCTAGCCGGTTGCTTTCAAGGTCGTTGATGGCATCCAGAACGGGAATAGCCGGTTCAAACAGACCCATACGCTCTGGGTTGAGCTTGTATTCGACCATCGGAAGCATTCCAAGAGAATGGTTCTCCGATTTTGTGACCTTGCCGTTGTCGATTTCAAAGTACTGGTTCGGCGTATACACGCAAATCAGGTCGTTCAGGTCATTCTGATAATTGCGTGGGATATGCAGCACGTTGGCAATAGGCTTGTGACCGATGCCGGAGTTGTAAATCACATACGCCATGTCGGGGTCTGGAACGTCCACCAGCAAGGGTGTTTCGTCTGGGTAGTTGCCGTTGTACCCCTTGTCAGGAAGAACAATGCGGTATCCCTGTCCGCACTCCAACATCCACTGCCAGAGCCGCCGATCAAGCGCGTCCTTGCCCTCATACTGCAAAGCGTTAGACAGCCGGGCGATTTCCTCGCCGTCACCTGTTGCCGTTTCAGACCGCACATAAGAGCACGGCGTGCCACTCATATAACCTGTGTAAAAGCCCACGCACTCATTGGCGTGGTTCTCAACAATGCGGTTAGTGATTTCAGCATGGTACTCCTTTGTGCGGTGGAGGACAGGCTGGCTGCCCAAGTAGTAGTTGTGCAGGAAACGAATCTCATTCTTGTTCAGCAGATGAATAGGCTCTGCCTTTCCCATTACCACTTTCAGCACGTTCTCCCGATTGATTTCCGTCTCCGGCGTTTCAATCGGTCTGCGTCCGGTCAGCGGATTATTCAAAAATCCGCCAACGACTATCTGATACTCAGCCATGTGTTCCTCCTTTCCGGCAAAATAAAAAAGCGCAGCAAGAAAAACCTGTTAAGGTCTATCTCACTGCGCCAAAACTGCGCTTCAAAAGCTATTTACTTTTCCGGTGGATGGATGATTTTCACCCATCCTTCCCTTGTGTCTCCTTCGATTACGCCCTTGCATCTGTCACACTTGAAATGGTATCGTCCGTCTACTTCGCCAAGATAGCGGTTGCAGCGGACGTTCTTATAGATTGGGTTTTGCCTGATACAAGGACAGCAGATTCTAACTAGCATGAGCGCTCCTTTCGTTGGATTTCTGGAAACAGGCTGTTGAGCACAGACCTGTCGGAAGCTACTGGGAAACTGTTCGCACTTCCAGCCGTGCTATTTTCCGCCCGGAAAACCTTCACAGTCTTTCTGTTTGCCGGACAGGCAATGGTTCAGACTGCGATTCGGACGCGGAAGCTGGATTTGAACCAGCGGCCTCTTGGTAACCAAGCGAGCTACCTGACTGCTCCACTCCGCGATAGACCCGGCTTACTTTACCGCTGCTCTTTGCAAAAGGAGAAATTGAAAAAGCCTTTTGCATCGAGAGCCGGGAATAGCGGCGAGGTGTCAAAAGAGAAATCCTATGCAAAGCAAGAGGATGGTTGCGCTGCGTAGCGGGTTTGAACCGCTTCGTGTCAGTTGGGGGAGTACAAACAACGTTCCGTCCACTCGGAAACGCAACATATAACCCCCACGACAGAGAAAGGCGGCTGTCGTGGGTGAGTAAGAAAGGAGGGTATTACACAACAAATGACGAGTAAAAATGACTTAAAAAATCTCGCCAACGCAATACCTAGAGGAAGCTGCAAATCTTCCTGGTACTATTGTAAGCCATGTCAATAGGCAAATCAAATTTTAATGCCTACGCACCCGGCTATTTAGGGGAATTATTAAAATGGCCTCTTGACAGGCTCGATTTTACTGATTCCGTTGTACAATTCATCGGCAAGCTGTGCCAGACTGTCTGGTGCATCATCGTGCGGGACTTTGCCAAGCTGCGTGAACATCGTCACTTGCTCCATGAATGCCTTGTACTCTTTCGACTGGTGCTTTTCATCAAGGAAATAGAACCGTTTGATGTCCGGCGCATACTGGATGATTCTTGACAGCTTGCTTTGACCACTTGGCGCACGCTGGCTACGGACAGAGCAGTGATAGCCCTGCTGCCGGAGCTGGCTGTCTACCACGTCACAGTATTCATCGCCGCCGTTGTTGGCTTCGCCGCGTACCACGTTGATTTTGTGCTGGATGATTTTGCCAACGACTTCCGGTCTGGTCACGGTCTTGTCGCCGTTATTGAACACAAGGTCAGGGATGAACACGGCATCGCCGTACGCATAAGCGATAGGGCAGGCCGTGAAGTCGCCGCCACCCCATGCAATGTCCATGACCATGAGCTTCCGATCAGGCTCACCATCAGGCAGAACGCCGTTAAAGTATCGCAGTTCATCGGCAGGGAACAGCAGACCTTCACGTTCAACAGGCTGGTTCATGTACAGCGCTTTCCAGCTCATTTCATCCATGACTTCGCGTTGCTTGCGAAGCGTTTCAGTGCTGTACCCAACGCCGTAGTCATAATCGAAGTTGGATTCGTCCTTTTCGTTCATTGCTGGCATAACAATAAACCTGTTCCTGTCAGAATCACCGTAGTTTTGCTCTAATCTGCCGATAACATCATGTACAGACCAACGTGTTGCAATGTGCAGTTCTTTGCACTTGTTGCCAATTTTACGCTGTCTAAGGTCGGTGGTGTACGTTTCCCATAGTTTATCAAGGCGGGGCTTTGAAAGTGCAACCTCAATGCCGGACACAAGGTCATCACAGTAAAGAAGTGTAGATGCACGGTACAGACCAGCGTTGCCAGTGCCGATAGACGTAAATTCCAACGTTTCAAAACGCTTTCTCTTGCCTAAGTCGATACGGCAGTCCTTTGCATTTGTGTTCGACACAGTAACGTCCGGGAAAACATCATTCCACAGATATTCTCCGTCCTTGTCGAATATACGCAAGCACTCGTCATAAACGCCACGCACAAAGCTGTTCGAGTGAGAGCCTGTGAGCATAGGTTCGTCTGGATTTCTTCCAGCAAGCCATGTCAGATAGAAAATAGCTAGAGCCGTCTTACCACAGCCGGGGGGCATCGAGATTGCCAGCAAGTCCAATCTGTCATCCGCAAGGTCTTGCAGGGCGTTCGCAACGGTTCTTAACACCTTTCTTCTCGGCTGATAGAACTTCTTCTCCGGCGCACGGTTCCATTCAAGGTAGATGCAATAGCTATCGAACACATCCTTTGCTTCAAACAGGTACGTCCGGCTGATAATGTCATAGACCTTCGCCACGTCCTCGCCTGTTTTCATCTTGCCCATCATGGCTGCACAGACAGAGCGCAGCTCACCAGAGTATTTGTAGGCATCGAGCCGCTTGTCTTGCGGCAAAGCGTCTCTCAGGTTTACGACCGCCTGAAACCAGTCCTCATAGACCTGTGCTTCTGTCGGATTCTGTTTTGCATACGCTTTGATACTGTCAATGATGGCGATACACTGTTTTGGCTGCATAAAAAATAGGCACCCCCTACCTGAAAATGTAAAGAGTGCCTACAACTGCACAAAAATCAAATATTCGGGTTTATTCTAAGTTGCGAACAATGTCACTTCGCGGCTTTCGCACGGTTTGCATCATAATCAGCAAACATAGACGTTGCAATCTTCATGGCTTCTTCTATTGTAGGAGCCTTAACGAATGCCATGCATCCAAACATCACCCCGCTTGCGTTTGTTTTGCTATCTGTTGGAATGACATGGATTTTTTTGTTTTCTCGTTTGGCAATCCATGTAGGAATATTCCATGCTTCTTCTTTCGCCTTGCGTTCAGCTTCCATTTTTTCACGGACTTCCTTGAAAATAACATCAGCTTTCCGCTCTGCATCTTGCTTAGACCACGCATCGACATAAGCGAACCCGTGCCCGTGACCAATAATAACATTTTTCTCAACGTTATCTAAATGCGATTCACAGCAATCTGCACCACCATAGGCACAAACCGTATAAGTGAGTGGTTTTGCCGTCAACTCTTCGTTATCCTCGTATTCTTCAATATCGGCATCGTACATCTCTGCGATTTTATCCGCACGTCTACGGCTCTCGGTCAGAGTAATGATGTGATAATCCTCGTATTCACCGCTTGTCACTGCGTAAAGTTTTCTAGCCATACTTTCACCTGTTCTGTTCAGCAATCCGATACCATGTCTGGCGGGTCACACCAAGCTGTTTGGCGGCATCATCCTTTGTATAATGTTGGCTCACGTTTGCCATCACAACCAACTTTCATAATGTAATCAAGATATTGCTTTACCATCGTGCTATCTTCGCAAATGCTGGCATACATAGCAAGCTGGATATTCTGTCCTAAGTTTGATTCAGTTGGTTTAATGGTCAATCCTTCATTTTCAAAAATCAGAATGGAGTTTGCCAATTTGCATCCTTCAACAAAAGCAAACAGTTCTTCATATTTCACAAAATCAAAAATTGAACGCAGCTTTGTTGTTCCATCTTGAACAATCAAATTACCGCCATGAATATTTTCCAGCTTTTCAGTTAAATCCATCTTTTGTTTCTTACTCATATTGATGTTCCTCCAAAAGAATGGTATACTGTGGTTGCACCATTCTTTTTCCTGTTTTGGTTGGTTTGGTGTACTCTTAGCGGCGGCTTGTGGTTGGGCTGCCGCTATTTTTATTTGCGTATCTTTCGACACGCTCATACCAAGTGGATTTCCCGATGCCAAGCTGCTTGCAGCACTCTTTTACGGTAATTTTGCCTTTTTGCTGTTGCTCTAATAGGCTTTCAAACTGCTGCTCGTCAACTTGCTTTTCCTGTCTGCCAAAGCTACGGCCTGTTCTGGCCGACACTCTCTTGCCATCAACAATAGGCATGGCAGCTATGCCCTCTGCCTGACGTTGCTTTGTTTTTTTGCGTTCCTGTTCAGCTACTGCGCCCAAAACCTCAATAAGGATGTTGTTTACCATTTCCAGCACCCACGTCTGGTCTTGGAAGTCAATAAGCGTGGTCGGAATGTCGAGAATGCGAACAATCACGCCTTTTTCTTTGAACCATTGGAGTTCTCGCTTCATTTCGTCTTTGTCACGCCCGAATCGGTCAAATTCCTTGACGATGACTTCATCCCCAGCCTTGACAGTCTCTTTCAATCGTTTATACTGCGGACGGTCAAAGCTGCTACCTGTCATTTTATCACAAAATACATTCTCGTCCGGGATGTCGAACCGATCTCGTGCGATTTTAAGCTGTCTTGCAAGGCTTTGCTCCTTACTAGACACTCTAGCTAAGAAGTAACGCATTTTTTTCACCCATCACTTGATGTCAAACCCATTTTCGACTTTTGTCTCACGAGGGACTACCATAATCTTGTATCCCATAACCCTTAGTGTTTCATCCAGCTTGTTGACACTAATGTTTTTGTGCCTTAGACGTTCATTCAAGGTTTTAAGCGGAATGTCAAGCATATCACTTAACTTCGCTTGGTTCAATTCCTTCAATTTCAAAATTTCCTTTATCGCTTCACTTGCCGTCATTTTTCTTCGCCATCCTTTCTTGATTCTATTATATCAAGATATTTCTGGATGTCAAGATATTTCTGGACTTTCTTTGCTTGCGCTTATATTATATATAAATATACTCTAGTATGTATTTATACATACTAGAGTAGTATAAGGATGTTTACTTAGTTAATCACAATCAGGTAGAAAATTTTCTATAATAAGGAGTAATTCTGCCAAACTTCATTTCCGTAAAACTTTGGGTCTTGACAAGCATATTTTCACGCTTTATACTTGTTCCAGTAAAAGCGAGGTGATAGGCTTGGCAAGACGAGCAGAAACCTCGGAACGTGATAAGCTGCGCATGATAAGCACCCGGATCACAGAGAGCCAGATTGCAAGCATGGAAAGCAGCGCAAAGGCATTGGGCATCTCAAAGGTTGATGTTATCCGCATGGGTATCGAGTGGGTGGCATCCTACGTTGAGAACATCAAGGCATAAAAAAATAAGCTACCAGCGGAACTTTGGACGGCAACGCTAATAGCTTATCCACATCACGAAACGAGAACCTGCAACCACCAAGGGGGCAGTCTCCCTTTTCGGAATCTATTATACCAAAAAGGGCTGCTTTCCGCAAGAGTTAGGAGCAAAAAACATGAACTTTCCCACGACAACCGAAGAATTTCTGAAAACCCTCGCACACGGAAAAGAGCCGACCAGAGAGGACAGGGAGTACGCAGAAGCGCTGGGCAAGCTGTCCGAACTGAACTACCGGGCAGGGTACGAAGCAGGAGCAAATAAAAATAAGGGCTGAGTTTTGTGCAAATATACAAACTTTTAGATTTTGTACAGATACCAGTACTACATTAAGCGTTTGCGTAATTGACAAGCCACAACATATTGCGTATACTGGTTGCACCCACATGAAGGGAGGTGAGTTTATGTACAGTCCTTATCTCGAACGCCACAATCACACGTTCACTGTTGCGCTGACTGAACGGCAGTTTCAGTGGCTGAAAGCCTATTGCACCGAACACAAGGTCGCACAGGCCGCAGCCATCCGTGACACGTTCTTTGAAGTGCATCCCATCCCGGAGACCGATGAAAACGAAAAATGATACGCTCGCTAAAGTTTGGCGACCACAGCGAACGTATCATGTAAACCCTGAGAGAAGTATTCTCTCGCCGTTATTATAGCAGAAAATCGCTTCTCTCACAAGTGAAAAGGAGCTTTTTAATGCAACTTTCTTTGTCTGAGAACATCAAAATCTTCAACAACGCCGAATTTGGCAAAATTCGTGTCATGCTTATTGACGATGACCCTTGGTTTGTTGGCAAGGACATTGCCGCAGCACTTGGGTACGTCAACACGAAAGACGCTCTTGCAAAGCACGTTGACGAGCAAGATAAGCGTCAGGGAGATGGGGTAGCGTTTTGCGACCCCATGGGCAGAGAACAGCATCCGACCATCATCAACGAATCCGGCCTGTACAGTCTGATTTTCAGCAGCAAGCTGGAAAGCGCACAGCGGTTCAAGCACTGGGTCACTCACGAGGTTTTGCCGTCCATCCGCAAGCATGGAATGTACATGACCGACAACCTGTTGGAGACGGCTATTGCCAACCCGGACTTCGTGATCGGGCTGATTCAGAACATGAAGGCCGAAAAGGAAAAGAGTGCAGCATTACAGATGCAGAACAAGCAGCTCTGCGAGAAGAACGAAGAGATGCAGCCTAAAGCAGACTACTTCGACGACCTTGTGGCGTGGAACGTGTCTACCAACTTCCGCTCTACCGCAAAGGAACTGCGCATTCCTGAACGCCTGTTCATCAAGATGCTTATTTCTGACGGTTACATCTACCGTGACAAGAGCAAGGGCATCCTGCCGAAAGCTGGCAAGGGTGACGGTCTGTTTGCGGTAAAGGAATACTGCAACCAGAAGAACAAGCACGGTGGCGTACAGACTAGAGTAACGCCGAAAGGCCGTGAGACATTCCGTCTGCTTTATGCAAGCATCCGCAGAAGCGTATAACAGCCAATAAGAAAAGCCAGTGGTTAGAGAACATCTAGCCGCTGGCTTTTCTATTATTTAACTGTTAAGACCAATTTGCTGCATACACAGCATAGTTATTGATATCTGCCGTTAAACCATACAAGTTGATTTCAAACGACTGCGTAGCGTTCGGGGAAAGATTATTAACATAGCAATAATTGCCGCCAATACACTGGCCATCAGTCTGCAAAATAGAAGAGACACGAACCATCGAGCAGCTCTTGGAACTTCTATTGGTGACTTCTCCGGTGATTCTTCTGCGGTTACCAGAACCAACAAGAGAGACATTAGAAACAACAAGGTCATTAGAATAAACAGCGTCAAGAGATTCGTTGCTATCAAATCCATAGCCAGGAGTAGTCAAGGAGACACCAATCGTATCTGCAATTTCACCTTGATACATAATATTGCCGGAGTATCTAATAGTATCACCCGCAGCTACAACACCAATATAATTAGTTTCGCTCTTGATTATCTGCCCGCTTTCGTTTTTCAGAGTTACGGTAACCTGAGTAAACCGAGCAGCTTTGGAAGAATTGGGGTTGGTGACTTCGAGACTATAGAATTGGTCTACGTATCCGCTTACTTGCGAATAAGAGGAAGCCCCTAAAATTTTGATAGTCAGCGGATTAACAGACGAACTGCTGCTTCCGCTTCCAGTATTGGTCCCAGTGCCTGGTTCTACCGGCGTTACACTACCACTTCCGCCACCATCGCAAGCCGTGAACGCAAACAAACATATTATCGCAGCCAAAAGGGCTGCAATGATTCTCTTTCTCATTTTTGATTCTTCCTTTCTTTGGCATATTGCCTTTAGCTGATTATAGCACATCTAAGACCTTGAAAGGGGTCTTTTTGTTTTTTTTCGGAATTTTTGGAGACTTGCACAATCAGATGGGTTTCGTTTTGTGAAGGTGGGGCGGGTGTTGGCAAAGAAAGTGCCTTTTTTTATTTTGGTCGGAGGAAACGGGACTCACCGCCCCCACCAGGGCCTCCGGCCCTATTCCCCCTGGGTGACCCCAGCGCACCCGGAACGGCTACACATCACAGGCAGCAGGGCAGGCCGTGCCAGATGCAAGGCAGACCATGCCGGACAGATCGGGACGGCGGCAGGGCGCTGGAGTGGGGTGCAGTGTGTCCGGTAAAGTGTACAATTTCGGACGCTTTATTTTATCCATATTTATATGGATAAATTTTGTCAAAAGCATTGACAATCCATATATATATGGATATAATATAATCAGTCCAGATAAATATGGACTACAACCACAATACACCAAAACAGGAGGATAAAACCATGAAACTAGAATTCAGAACCAAAAACACAGCATATGGAACCGCGCATTATCTGTGCATTGATACCAATGCAAAGACCTTTTCCCGCGTTCCTGACGGCTGGGTATCTAAAGACGTTCCTGTTGTAGCAAAGCGTGATATGGACGCGCTCAAGGCTCAAGCAATTGCAGACGGATACACAGAGGTTTAAGCCATGACAAGGAAGGACAGAGTGCAGATTGTGGAAAACGCAATCAACGAGTATCTGGCAGCCAAGCGCAGCGGAAACGCCGCCGCAATTAAAACCGCCGTTAATGGCATGGAAAACGTATATATTATGATGTGTAACGATTGTGTCCCCGGCATTGAAACACTCCGGGAGCTGATTTTGGAGGTGCAATAAAATGACTAGATCGGACGAATTAAACGCTGAAATCAGAAATCAGGCCGTGCGCCTGTATCCGAAGTGCGCCGGGCTGTTTGAGCTGCCGTTGATGGTATACACCCAGATTGTAGCTGATAACCTCATGAGGCCAAAGCCCTACCGCTTGAGCGTTGAACGGTGCAAAAAAATTATTTTGGCAATGCCGGAATTTGACTAAAAAGGGGTTCAAACAATGATTACTCTTGACTTTTCCCAGTGGGCCGCCCTCTGGTACGTTGGCGGCATGATTTCCGGGGCGCTGGTTATGATTGCATTTCTTAATAGCTGAGGAGGGGCAGAAATGAAAAATAAAAAATATATTGATTCGCTCAATTCGGAGAGAAAATATTGTTTGCTTGACCGTATGCGCATTGATTGCGAGTATTTTTTAGGATTCGGGGCACGCCACGAAAAATATTTGTGGGCTGGTAATGTGGCTGACCATATCGCCAACATGCTGTATTTATATGATAGCATCGGAGAAAAGCCGGAATGGCTGACCCGTGAGGACATTTTGAAATATAAAAAAGAAATGGAGGGCTAAAAAATGACGTTATTCGAAGAAAAAGTGAACGAGTACCGCGAAAACAAGCGGCTTTTGGAAGAACTGGAAGCGATGAATGAGAGCATTAAGGCGGACATTATCGCAATGATGCAAGGCGTGCCAGAAATGGCACAGGGCACGGCAAAAGCCATTTATAAGGATGTTCAAAGCGTCCGACTGGATAGCAAGCTTTTAAAGACGCTGCACCCGGATGTATATGCAGAATGTAGCAGCAAAACAACCTACAAGCGCTTTAGCGTTGTATAAGGGAGGTTATAACATGATTATGCAAATACATTTTGCAGGCGTTGGCCTGCCTTATACGTCCCGTAACAACACAGTGCCGCGCATTCTGCGAGAATATAGGCAAATAGAGCCAAATCTTGCACATGATGCCGTTATAACGTTCACGGCTGCCAACGGCTGCACAGTCAGACAAGACACTATCCGAAACTGGTATGTTTACACGGACAGTGCCCACACTCCCAAAAAATATACCTATCTTGCATCTGCGCTCAAGTGTGCAGCCGTTGGGGGGTGCAAGCTGTGATTTTATCCGCAATCCTGTTTTTTTTCTGGTTTTTCTCAGCACTGTTTAAGGCGTCGAAGTGACGCTACCCGGACACTTTAGCGGGGCTGCACCGTAAAGCAACCCCGCCCCAACCCAAAAGGGCAAAAAACTTTCTGCAAGTCCTGTTTTTGGGGCCTGCGATATGATATACTGTAAAAAAGGGCAAAAAAGCCCAGAAAGCGAGTGTCATTATGAAAACCTATACAGAGCACGAAATCAACGGCCTTAGCATTTATGTGGACGACGAAACCGGAAAAGTACATCACGCCGTAAATTGGGATAGCGCAAATCAGACAACGCTTTATCCGTATGCCTATAACACCCGCTCCCGTGTGTGGGATAATGTCAGCGGAGATTATACGTTAGCAGGACTGAAACGCACAAAACGCTTGATTGAATGGCACTAATAAAATTCTCAACCCCGCCCACGCTGGCGGGGCTTTTCTTTTGCCTTGCATCGACACGGTGCAGGGCTTTTATTTTTTGCCCTGCTACAATACAGCCAAATACAAGCGTTTACAGCACTCTTTGTATCATCCATGCAATTATACCACCCAAACGCCAAAACCGTTTGCATGGCTTTACAGCGGCTTTTCCTTTAATTTGCGCTATTCCAGCGCACACAATACAGCAGCCACACAAGCCGCCTATACGCACCTGCACCCCGCTGGATGGCACACCGTCAAGCGCTACACCTGCACCGATACCAGATACTACCGCCGCGCCGGTCGCTGTACAGGTCAACGCAGCCCCCCTATTATAATAAGGTATATAAGGGTGCGCCCTGTTATAGATCCATGCCCGGCGGTGCAGCATGGCGCAGACCACGCCAGCGGCAGCGGGTCAGCGCATCCGGTTCAGGGGTCAGCCCGGCGGCTGGAGATCTGGCACCGGGTCAACCTGGCACCTTCCACCCGGTGTGGCAGTCCAGCAGCAAGAGTACGGTGGGCGGCGCGGAACCATTGACGGCTACCGCCGCATCTCTTTTCGGGCTTTCGCCCGATAACCAATAGAGGTCAGCAATAGTCGCAGCGTTCCGGCTGGAATAGTCGCAACAGCTTCTGGAATAGTCGTAGCCAATAGTCGTAGTTTCTACCGGCGGATAGTCGTGGAATAGTCGTAAAGTCGTCAGACGACCACCGTTTGAAAGTCCTATATATAGTATAGTAACGGACTATCCGCTGATAGTCGCAGAGCAATAGTTGTAACATTTTATTACGAATCATCGTCAAATAGTCGTGTATTTTTTGTGAAATAGTCGTTCGCCTTTTAGAGAAAGAGAGGTGCGATAGTCGCTAAGTCGTCCGACATCTCCCAAAATCAAGATATGTCAAGACACATGTTAATTTTATTATCGTCTAGCCATACCAAATTCGTATACCAACAGTACTTATTATAATATACGCTTATATATCCTAGTAACTATCTAGGGATTATTCTGCTGGAATAGTCGTATCATCCGATTTGGTCTGTTCCTGCTTGATTTAATTCCCAGTAATACACTATGGCATCCTGCTTAATTCATAGCATTCTGCTAGGAATAGTCAATGCAATATTTGTACATATCAAACCGACTACAAAATAAAGTCAATTCTCCATGTGAAATAGTCGTGGAGTGTGATGGGTCAGACGCTGCTACTCTTTACAGGCTAGATGCTGTTACCGTTGAAGGTCACCCGGTCGGCGCGGTGCGCCGGACGATAGAGGGTGACGTAACGTAGAGGTCAAATAGACGGTATGCCTTTATTCAGCCAATAGAACCTGACGGTAAATGCCGGTCACGGTCTGGCCTGCTGGCTAACGGTATAGCTTTTGGAGATAGAGGGTTGTAGGGGGAAAGAACCTTTGCAAAGCATTTGGTTATCGTTTTCAGTTGTCGCAGTTGTCGCACCATTTTGGCGCGGGGGCCTCAAACAATTTATTTGTTTGAGGGGGGAGTTAGGGGGATTATAGGGGGTAATAGGGGTTGTAGGGGAAAGAGGGGGAAGAAAGGGGGGAAGATTGGATGTTTTTGCAATGTAACACCACTTTGCGCTGATAGTCGCAGCCGTTTTGTCTCATGCGCTTCGCTTTCGTCTCAATCTGCCCTGTGACTAGACGAATCTTTCTCAAATCCAGACCTTGCCGTTTTCCCCTGATAAATAACAAGAGAAAAAAGCACGGAATAGTCGCAGAGGGTAGTTTTACTACCTGACACCATTCCATGCTTTCTGATACAGTAGTTTTGTAGTCGTACGAGCTAAGATTAGATATTCTTGGCTTCTCTCGCCTTACGCAGACGCTCTGCCAGTGCTTCACGCTGCTCTTCGCTAATCTCACGAGTGACAGGCGGCCGGAACTTCACAAGACGTTTCGGCATCGAATAGGTCTTGGATTCCTTGCACCGCTTGGCAGACAGCTCCGCCATAAACTTGTATGTATCGGGGAACTGCTCACAGAGCTTGTCCAGTTTGCGAATGTAAACTGGGTCTGCCGTGTAGATTTCTGCGGTATCTTCCGCTGCGTTGAAGTTGATGATAGTCTCACGTTCGATGTTGGCAAGTGCCATAGTTGTTTTCTCCTTTGCGTTATTTCTGATTGATTTTCTTCTTGGGGCATGATTCAGGAAATTCATCGTAGCAAGCCCAGCATGGAATCGTTTTTCGACAAATCAGCCGTTCTTCCCTTTCAAGTTTTTCACGTTTTTCTCGCTCCTTGCGTTCTTTCTCGTGCCGTCTGTGTGCATTGGCAACGATTATATGAACAGCAGCCATGTTTGGAACCATAGTCTTTTCCTCCTGTATTTTGTGTAGTGAAAAATATTTATGGGGTTCAGACGGTAACTTTATCGCCCTGACCCTATTATCTGTTTTTCTTGCCTATTCTACTGTGGCGATTGGAGCGCAGAAGCGATGTTATATGCTTTTTTGTCCAATCTGCGCAATTCAAGCTTAGTCGGAAGCAAACCACGGCAAAAGTATGCACTCCCAAAAGGAGTTCCTTTTACTGGGCTATCCATGTGTTTTGGATTCATAAAATCTATTCTCTGGTCGAAACAAAGCATTTGAACGTCATTTTTGAAAATCTCAAATCTTGTTTTCCCTTGAATGCTATTTGCCGGAAGAAGTAATGCAAATGGTTTATTTAACTCGTATGCTCTACGAAGAACAGCGTCTTTTTTGCTAAACGGCGGATTTGAAGCAAGAATGTCCCATTTTTGAGGTTCGTAATCAAAAAAGTTCTGTCCATAGTCAATATGGCTATAAATCACTTTATTCCCATTGTTTTCCAAAACACTGACAAACGCAGACCATTCTTTGTCAAACGGACACCAAATAATCTTATTGTCTGGAATAAATTCTAAGAGAGGTCTTACGGCATACCTTGGCGTATACTGTTCATCTCCGTTTTTTGAACTGTCAGATTGTAAATATCCTATATTTTCTGCCACAAGTTATCACCTCACATCCATACGCATTCTTTGAACTGCTGGGTCTCCATCTGAAACGTGATGTCCAGTGACCCTACGTTGCCCTCTTTGTTCTTTTCAAGCGCAAAATGATAATGCGGCTCTGGCCGCTTTTTCGTGGTCACGTTCTGTGCCAGCAGAATGATTGCATCTGCGTCCTGTTCAATCTGTCCGCTCTCTCGCAGGTCTGCGGCAGTCGGTGGAATGCCTGTTCTTGCTGTCTCTCGATTGAGCTGTGCAAGAGCCACCACCAGCGTTCCTGTGGACTGTGCAAACTCGTGCAGCGCCATACTGATTTCCGTGACGGCACTGTATCGGTCTTTCGCTCCGGCTTGATGGATAAGCTGCAAATAGTCGATGAACACCACTTTTGCCTGCATCCTGATGGACTGCGTTCTAATCCATCCAACGCCCTTACCGGCAGCGGAGCGGACGTACAACGGATATTTCTTAATGGCTGCCAGTCGGTCAAGCTCGTCAATGCTGACAGTCTTGTTTTTGACTGTGTGTAGCGGTACGCCTAGCTGATTTGAGATAATGCGAGCATAGAGGGTATCAGGGTCTGTCTCTAGGCTGAAATACGCCACCTTACGTCCGCTTTTGGCTATTTCACAGGCAAGTTGCAGGGATAGAGCAGTTTTACCGGCAGACGGTCTGCCGCCGATCACAACGAAGTTGCCCAGCACAAGATGCAAGTTGTTGTCCAGCACTTTAAGCCCTGTGCTGATATACTCCGGCTTATCATCCAGCCTGCGGATGTAATTGTCTATGCCATCGCACATCGGGATGAAATCGCTTCCCTCGCTGTGCAGATTGATAGCTTCGCCTAGCTGCTCATAGATACTCGTCAAGTCTGCGTATCGAGTCGAACCATCAACGATTTTGAACGCAAGCCCTCTGGCTCTGGTCAATGCTGCCTGTTCTTTGACGATTCTAGCCCATCCCTGCATCATGTCATGGGTGACGTTGCGAATGAACTCTGCGCCAAAGGCATCCAGGCATTCACCCATTGCTTTCTTGCAGTTATCGTACCGTCCCATGACTTCTACCGGGTTCCACTTGTCATTGTGTTCCCAATAGCCACGAATGGCAGCGAATGTATCACGCAGCTCAGGGCAAAAATCGTCGATTTTAAGGTCTTGCAGCACATCGGCGTATTCCGAGAACGTGAGGACTGCTCCCAGCAAGATGTATTGGGTCTGATTTTCAATATTCACCGCAGAAAGTCTCCCTCGTCAGGCAATTCAGACATCGTCTGCTGATAGCCACCGTTCCAGTCCTTCACGTTTCGCATCCAGTTCCGTGCAGCAGCTTTCCAGTCCTTCATGGGCGATTTTCCGACCTTCCAGCCATTTGCCGTGAAGTGGTCAACAAACCGCTCTGCTTCCAGCTCCGTATAGCCTTTTTCGGCAAAGTAAGCTTTGGCTTGCTCGATAGTTGGTGCCTTGAAGCGTTTGACTTCGTTGGTATTTTTCTTTTCACATTTTTCTTTTTTATCAGATTCAGATACAGAATCAGATACAGATAAGGCATCGTTCGCATCCATTTGCATATTTTGCATACCAGTGTATGCGTTTGCATCATTAATATGCGCTTGTATGCACTTGCATTTTTCATCGTTCCAACGCTTATTTGCGCTCCGTCTGTTTTTCTCGATTCGCTCCTTTCTTTTCTGTGCATTCATATCGTCAAACGCCTTTACGACTTTCCAGAGCATCCGCATAGCACGGTCGTTGTCGTATGCTGGTTCAAGTCCAGTCTCAACATACTGCGCGTAGTTGCGAACGAATGCTCCAAATTCCTCGTCCGTCAATTCGTCCATCGCATGAACGTGTTCCAACAGAAGAATCATTGATGTTCTCGGCTTGTGTTCCTGCTCCATATTCAATCCTCTTTGTAGCGTTTGTTCCATGCTTCGACAGCATCCTCTGCCGTGTCAAACAGTGCGCCACCCATGCTTTGATTGTCTCCATCCGTGCAAAGAATACATTTGCCCCATCCTTCGTGATGCAAGTCATAAGAAAGCCCGCTCCACGGGTCTTGTTCGTACTCGCATCCAAAATGACCATGAAAGTTGCCTTCATCGTCACACACACCAATGCAAACTGCGTTCTTGCCGCAGAACGGGCATCTTTTGAGTTCTTCCATTTTTTTACCCTTTTCGTCCATGCTCATGTCCTTTTGCTCCTTCTCTTGATTTTCTCACCCGGAATCATGTAGTGGACGTTTGTACACATGCTCCAACGCCAGTCCATCATCTTGTTGTAATCAACTCGATTACTTGGTGCAGAGCGGAAGAACCGGCTCAGAATAGTGAAATTGTTTTTGCGCCTGTAAATCTGTTTCAGGTGCTTCTTTGACAAGTTTTTCATTTTCTGAATCCCTCTCTCGTTCTCGTGATTCGCTTATGCACCTTTACAAGCCTTTCACCTTTGCCATACGCTGGGCGAATATGCTTCGCCTTGATGTACCCGCAAGGCGGCTTCGGCCCAAAGTCGAAAAGGCTCAAGTCCATAACGATGATTCCAAACTTCTTGTTTGTCATATTTGTTCCTCCACAGGCGGTTCTGGCATATACGCCCAATATTCAATTTTTGAGTGATGCAAACAACACCCGTTATCGTTCATCCAATCAAATTCTGGCATTCCATGCCGAAGGTCTTTTACAAGTCCTCCGCATGACACAGCCCTGTCTATCTTCCTTTTGAAAAAATCAAAATACAGCCCAGACAGTAAAATCCTTCCTGATGAAAAGTAGCCATTTCCATTGTCAAACAGTGGCGGGTATCCTTCTTTTTTAAGAGAATGCCAAACAATTTTGCTCTCCATACCTGCCACCTCATACCATCGGAAACGCCATCCAATGCGTCACCGTCACGTCTTTTGGCAGTCTCTCGCCTATCTCGTCCCAGAACTGACCGTCTGCGTAACAGCCAAGAAAATACGCTGTCGGAGAGAAGCCTTGCAACATTTTTCCATCTTTATCACGCCACGTTGTCTTAGTAGCAAGCAACAAAGGTGTCGTTCGTTCTTTCGGTGGTTCGCTTGCTGGATGCCAGAGTGTGTTAGCCATGTTCGTTCTCCATTTTCGCTCCACAAGAGGGACAATAGTCCCAACGTGTGTGATGATTTTTTGTGTGGCATCCGCTACACTCGAACCTTGTAAATGTGTCGTCCTGTACAATCCATTCAGCGGTACGCTCTAAGGCTGTCGGGGCATTTTCCACAACGTCAATGGCATCGCCAATATCGCAAGCACGGCATCTAACTCCATTGTAGCTCTCGCAACCATTGCAATATACTTTCTTGATTCTTTCAATAAGTGCGTTTCGTTCAAGGTATTCTGGATAATCAGCCATTGTCTTTCGCCTCGATTGTTGGCGCATTTTCAATAGCTGTTATTACGTCTCCAAGCACATCGAACATAAAGGCGTTGAATGTGTAATCAGCTTCATCCACGCTTACATACTCCATCTGCCTATCAGAAAAATAACGTTTAAGTGCATTTGCATCAATCGGTCTGACTTCCATTGCCCTTTCTCCTCTCAATCTCATTACAAACCGCCTTGTAAAACGCATCCCACGTCTCATAATCACAGGAATCGCCAAAGTCGAAGCTTGTTTTCTTTCGTTCTGCAATGTCACGTTCAAAGCAGTCAAGCGTCCTGTCCGTCAGTTTCGGCAGAAGCGAGATGATGTATCTGCATACAAGGCTAGGCATATATGACCGCCTGCCCAAGCAATAGCGCACAGCGCAGTTGCAGACCGACCCGAAGTCATCACTGGCGGGGTCGATCAAACCTTTAGGCTCGTCATCTTGCAAATCATATATGGTGCAGTCAAGGACAGTTGCAATTCTGAAAAGCCACCTCTCCTTGCATCTGCGCTTACCGCACTCAATAGCCGATACGAAAGCGGCTGTTACACCGATTCTGTTCGCAAGGTCTTTCTGCTTGACGTGCAGTTCAATCCTGCGCTTCCTGATTTTCTCCCCTGCTGTCATCTTTCTTCTCCCATTCCTTGCACCCGAGTTCGTTCCACACGAAGTCTGCAACGTGTTCTGACTGATCGTTCGCGCACACGCCTTCCGGCTCTGCGTACCATTTGCAAGAGCCACAGGACGGCTCGGATTTGTTCTTGCAGGATTCTGCTGTGCAGCGGATAGCCTTGCCAGCAGAGAACTGCTTGATGCCCATGCAAGAGCAGTGTTCGGTGGTGCAGTAGAAGTTCATTCTTCTGTCTCCTTCCATCCGATAAACTCGCATAAACCAACAGTGTTATTGTCGCAACGATGAATGAGGACTTTATCGCTTATTTTGAATTTGGCGATAAACCCAATTTTGCTTTCTTCCATTTCGTTTTCAAACATCCAATCAACAATGTCTTTGTCGATTCTGACATCGCCTTCGTCCGTCATGGTTGCAAAGCACTGTTTGCATCTATAAAGAGCGCACTTTTTCATAATCTCTGCCCTCTCTTTCTCCTTCTGTTGGCATTGAACCGCCCGATCACTCGCTTATACTCCGCATAGCACTCCGGGCACAGGTCGCCTGTGTCCCTGCGCCACGCCCAGTCCTTGAAGTATTCGTCAGGGTTCATCATCCTGCCGCCCAGAACCGCTCCGCAGCGGTCACATACTCGCTTGTGGTAGATTCCTCTGTCAGTTTGCATTAGTCGTCCTCCTCAAAACCCGGCGCTACCCTTGCAATATATTCAGTTTCGGAGCCTTCTGGAAATGCAAGTTTAAGGCTTCCACCAATCGGCTGATTATGCAAAGGGTATATGTCGAGACCGTTCATTGCGACTTTCGCTGCTTCTTTTTGAGTAGAAGCGTGAACAAGTAAATATCCACGTTCTCTCCATTCAACAGGCACTTTATACAATCCCATGTTAGTCATCCTCCCCAACATCCTTGAACAGGATTTCTTTGTAAGCTTTCCAGTTTTTGATTTTGCACGGAATATCCGTGCCGGGCACGGTCTTTTTCAGTCCATCCATCTGCCAGACGTTCCACGAGATGGTGTCTGCAATGCAATCAAGAAAAATGGGCATGAAGCCAATTTCTAGCTTTTCAGCATCAAACCGATACCTAAAATTTTCAACCAGCGTCAGGAACAGGTTGCACCTTGCCAGCAAGAGATTGTCTCCCTGCCACTCATAGCCGTATGTCGATGCGTAGGCACTAATTGCCCAGCACATCCACATATCGTAGTCATGGAACTTCTCTGCCAGAACATTCAGTTTTCTATCCAGCAGACCGATTCTATCCGGCACAGCAATCATCTGCCCTGTTGTGGTATCATATCGGCTTGTCAGGAACGGTGCTTCGCCACAGGTTACTTCAAGGCAGGTCTTGTTGATGTATTCCTTCCAATCCTCGCCCTTCAGGTCGTTTTCTGCAACGTCTGCCATCTTCTTGCAGACCCATGTTGGAGTGAACACTTCTGCTTTCTTGCTGGTGCGCTTCTTTTGTTCTGCAAGCCGTTTTTGCACACGAGGGACAAGCTGAACCTTGTCCAGTTGTTCCATCGTGATTTCATCCGCAAAGCCAACGCCAAGCTCAGGCGGCGGGTCTGTTGCCCAGATAATGTTTTTACCTGTCGTGTGGTCTTGCAAGAGAACAGGCAGGAACGTGAGTAGGCATGGGTCGGAAAAATCAATCAGTTTTCCCATTTGTCAGCCCTCACCATGATTTTGTTTTTCTCTTTCAGCCAGTCCTTAACGCAATGGAAGCAATGCTCACGGTTCTGGCAACGCTCTGGGTCACGATGCTTGATAAGCTCGCAGATGCCCGGTGTCAGGTTCTCCGTGATGTCCTCGTCCGTCATGGAGCGGATAAAATCGCCGTTAGTCATGTTCCCCTACCTCTCTGTATTCCACGTCAATCCCCTTCGGCAAAGCTGTCTGGTACTTCTGGGCAAGCTGCTCTGCGCTCTGGGCATCGCCCAACGGTTGCGCTGGTGCAGCAACGGTGACTTCTACGTTGTCCTTCATGCCAAAATAATTTTTCGCACGGAAGCACCATTCTCCCGGATTTTCCTGCCCATAAATGCCATTGTATGCCCACATGGACTGCATTTTCAGAACAGTTCTAAGGATGTATTCTTGTTGTAAACTATCATTTCGTCTTTCTCCCAGCATAATTTGTTTCAAGCTAACCCACTTGATTCCAAGAGAAAGTGCAATCCATTCGATGACAGGAGAAATTCGAGCTATTTTGCAGCAATTAAAGAAAAAGTCTAGTCGGTTTTTGACATCAACTGGATTGTCCATATTCACTTTCGGAAGATTGTCGAAGTAGTCCGCCGCAATCATTCCTTGAATCTTTCTATCGTCCTCACCATCGAGCAAAACGGACAAATCGTTTACATCAATTTCTCTAGCTTTTTCCAATGCTTCTTGTTGCCTTTCTGCCAGCTTTTGGCTGGCTTTCGACCTGATTTTTCTGTTCATAGCGTTTTTCTGCAACCGCTTCTTCTCGCGCTCTTTCTCACGCTTCGCAGCGGCTTGTTCTTTTGCCTTTTGTGCTCGCTTCTCACGCTTTTTCTTTTCAGCTTCGGTCAACGGCGGTCTGCCGCGACCACGCTTCGGGGGTGTTGCCATGTATCAGACCTCCTTTGGCGGTTCAGGAAGTGGCATCCAATGGGTGACATTTTCAAAAGACACACATTCCCTTGCTTCGCACCAATAGCCGCTAGAACCAAAAAATGCAACCCAAATTCCAGCCTTTTTATCGTAAGCGAGAACATAATCGCTCATGTAATCATCCTTCGGAACATCAGGAAGTCTATCTTCAACACTAATCCATTCGTTCACGTTCTCACCTCTTCATCTTCGTTTCGATGTTGTTCAGATTCCTTGCAATCCACCAAATGGAGCAGCAGTTATCCACCTGTCTCCACCAAGCACACTTTTCTTTCTCACAGACGCACCGACCAAGCGGGTTGCTGGTCATCTTCATTGGACAGTAAAGTTCGTTATCCATCAGTACTCCTTTTCGATATGAACCCTTGCAACGCCGACCATCGCATCATCGGAGCAGCTCATAATCCTGCCGTTACGGAGCGACACGCAGTTATATATAGTGCCGCTGCAAAAGATGGGATTGCACGTAATCTCACTTGTCTTCATATTAAGTTCGCCTTTGTAGTAAAACGGCTCTCCTCCCTTAAGCGAATCAAAACGAACTCTCTGTTTTCCATGCTCTCCACGAATTTCCATTTTTACCTCCCAAGAAATACAAACGCCCACTTCATCCATTCAGGGATGTCTGCGGAAAGCAAGCCTTTATACATAAAGATAGAAAGTACGATAGACGAGACTGCCGTGACTGCAATAAAAGCGATTACAACGCCTTGCAGAATCGCAAATTTTCTACGGCTTCTTTCCATCCTCTTTTCAATGTCATATCTGTTCATGTTTTTACCTCTACCCCATCACAACAGCCGTACAAGCGACCAGACACGCGTTGATAAACAGCCAGACAAGCATTGACTGCCGTTCCTCAAACAGGTTGTTTGCCATGTCCTTGATTGTCCGTTCGGACTGAACTACTACCGCCAGTAGGACTAAGCAGACCAGCCAACGAGTTACAAATTCAAACATTGTTATCCTCCATCAAATCATCCATGCTCAACTGACCGCTGATGTTGTCGTCTTCCATCCACCAGCGAAAAACGTCCATGCCGGTCTGCCAGTCGCACGGCAGACCTTTAGCCTTTCTGACATCAAGCATTCTTTCAAACGCCGAGATGTACATTTTTTCGTAGGCAGGCCAGCGCATAAATTCACGCTGTCTGCCCCCCCTACCGGCCATTGGACAACCGATGCAGCCAACACGCTTCTGCCCTTCGCAATACAGTGGATTAACAGGCAAGCGTTCGCTGTGCGTGTAGTCCCATACATCATTGTCAGACCAGTCCACAATCGGATTGACGGTCATTTTTCCCTTGATGCTGCACGTTTCAAAAAGCTGCCTTTTTTCATCATTGTCTCCCATAAGGATGATGCGCTTTTCTTTGTCATGATGGCTAAACTCCATCGTTCCACGGTTTTTCTTTCTGTTTGTGGATTCAGCCCAACGAACGCCAGTAGCAATAAACCGATTTTTCCCAGTGTTCTCTTTCAGAACAGCACAGCAGTACCGCACAAGTCGTGTAGGCGGCATCAGCTTTTGAGGAATCAGCGTCCACATGGACACGGGCTTGTCCTTATATCGTGGCATAACAATGGAGCATTTGATTCCACGTTCTTCCATCGCTTTGAACTGTTCACGGATGAAATAGACCGTCTCCGGCGCATCTGCTGTGGTGTGGCTGTTGACCACCTCGAAGTTGATTCCGGCGCGTTCAGCCAGTGCCACAAGCACTTGCGAATCCTTGCCGCCAGAGTATGTGACCATCAACGGTTTCTTGTACCGATGCTCTGACAGCCTTGCCGCGTCCTGCAACCGTGCGATTGCAAGCTGTTCCTTATCCATCAGCTCCACCTTTCCCTCAGCTCTTTTTCGACCTGTTCTGACTTTGCGGTGATGTAATCCGCAAACTCGTCAGGGGTCATGTCCTCGTTTTTGAACTGCCCAACCATCTCCCAGTACCTGTCACCGTCCCATCGGCTGGTATCGGTTCAGGCAGCGCGGGTTATTGCAAAATCGCTCGCTTCCGATGATGCGCAGCGGCTTCCCGCAGTAGGGGCAGAAGTCCGGGAGCTGCTGTGACGTGGCAAATTCCATGTCTGCCTTTGACGCACCGGTTTGCATCAGCTTAATCACGCAGTAAGCGGAACCCGGCTGCGCTGCCGCAATGCAGCTCTGACGTGCTGGGCATTTTGAGCAATCGTACATCGTCACTCCTCCATCTTTGCGCCACAGTAAGGGCAGAACTTCATTCCGTTTTCCTTCGGCGTACCCTCATACAAAATGGCCGAATCCTTGCAGTTCGTGCAGGTCCAGACTATGGGGTCGCCGACGGCGTCGCACTCATTTTCCCATTTTGCTACGGGTCGCAGCGTTTCCGGGTCGATGGTGTCACAGCTTTCGACCACTTTTTTCACGGCTTTGAAAAGCTCTTGCTTTTTATAAACCATGTTAATCTGTCGATTCCCTTCTGCCGCAGCCATCGCAAGATTCCATTCTTCATAACGCTTTTCCGCATTTTTAATTGCTACATTTGCATCAATCAATCGAACGTCTTTCACTTCTGTTCTCCTTTCAGCCAGTCGTTCAGCTTTGCCATGCAAGAGGGGCAAAGGACAATTGGAGTTACATCAGGAATCCAATTAAGAGGAACATATCGCTCATCAATGATTGTTCGTTGAACCGAATTTCCGTACAGTGGTTCATTTTCTTTGGAATCTATTTCCTCGTACCAATAGAAGCAATCGCCGCACCTATCGCATACCATTGTCATTTTCACCACAACTCCCAACTAGCCTTGAGCTCTTTTCCGATTTCAACAGAAAGTTTCTTGATGATGATTCTTGCGTGTTCATACTGAGCTTTTACACCGTATGAATAATCTGTGACAACCTTCTTCGGGCTTTCATTGCTTTTCATTTTCTTTCTAAGGTTTTCTTCGTTCTCCATAAGGAGTTCACTTTGGTACAGCCCCAGAAGCCTTACCAATTCTTGTTTTTCAGACAGTTGCATTTTCTTTCTCCAATCTCTTTAACAACCCATCCACGTCATACCGCCAATGGACACGCATCCTTTTTGCTTTGACCTCTATCCCCTCTTGCTCTGCCCACTGCCAAGGGATGCTCTTGCGGCTCTCGTTGTAACGGAACGCCAGAACCTTGCTGGCAGGGATTGCAAAGGTGCGGCTGACCGCCCGGTAATTGACTATCACATGAGCGGTCTGACCGTTGTACCCCATTGCATCCACCATGTCCGTGATGTGCTTTTCCTTGCGGTATTTGCACTTTGCCTTGTCGTACTTGCCGAACACCTTTTCCAGAGGAATAGAGGGCGTTTCAATGGTTTTCAGCTCAAACAGGTGGTTCATCGGGTAACGGTACACAAGGAAGTCGCAGATGTTGTCGATGGAGAAGGACAGGTTCTCGTTGCCGCCGTAGTAGGTAGCAGCACTGTCTTTCAGGCGGTAGCACCACGCATCGGATGGGATGGATGCTTTGAAGTCTGCTTCAAACTGCTTGCCGGTGTTCATGCGTAAGCCCCTTCGACATAACACCAGCTCTGAGGCGGCTTCTTGATTTTGACTGGTTTATATCCAAATTTCGTTGCACGCAGCTTTGAAAAATCGCTCAACGGTCGCGGGCAGTCGTAAATCTTCAGGTTAGAGATGTGCCATGCAAACAGCTCTGGCGCAGATTTTGCATAGGAGTTCAGTTCAGCTTCATGGACGCAAGAGTTTTTGACGGCCAGTGCAGCAGCAATCACATCGTCATGTCCAAGCTCAATAAGCGAACTATACACATTGGGCGAAAGATAGCAATAATCGAAATTATCACCAGCACCATGCCGCTGAACAACATCCACCTTGCTGCAAGTAAACTCGCCAATGACACAGCCAAGTCTTTTTAGATATTTCCATCGGTTCCATTCATCCTTGTTCCAAATGAGGATGTCGGTAAAAAGGTTACCGCTCCATGTCTCAGTACAATAGATATAAACCTTGAAAGGCTCCAGCATCAATGCTGGCCTTGTTTTGCGAATTTCCACAGTCTTTTCGCCGCTGAGAATCTTCTTGCACCATTCGGGCCGAATGCTCATCAATACAGCTTTGCTCATCCTCGTTCACCTCTAAATTCATGGAATATGAGTTGCTTTGTCAACAGGCTTTTCCATTTCCTTCATAATCCGTTTGTGTTCTTCGATTGTCATATTGTTCGGGAAGAAACACCTGTCAACCATTTCAAACGGCTTAATATAATGGTCAAGAACATCTCGTGCTTCTTTTCGTGCCTTTTCAGCACACATTTCGATGTAATCATCTTCAGTCATGTTGTAGTCAGTAATGCAATCAACTACCGAAGAAAACCTGCACAATAGACCATTAGGCTGCCTTGCAATAAACGCTCCCATTTATCGTTCACCTCTAAATTCATTTCCGAGATACCGTTTCTTGCCACGCTCCCGGTGCTTGTCCTCATAATCACGGTGATACACGCTCTGGCTGTGGTTAAGCTCATGCACAAACGCCTTGCGTTCCTCGAAGTCTTTCTTCTCTGCCTTGTACTTCTCGCAAGTGTCGCGGCAAGCTGTGCAGCGTGATGTGCAGTTGAGACAACAAGTAATCATTCTATCAACCCCATTGTTCGGACATTGCCTTTGCCACGCCCGCCGGACGGCTCAATCAGGTCGCAGGAGTAGGCTTCGTGACCTTTTGCCCGGAACGCTTTGCAGACTTCCTGTGATTCCTCGCAAGCAATCAACACTTTCATCTTTCAAAACGCCCGTCCAGCCAGATAGCGCAGCTCTTATATAAGGTAGGCGGTCAACGCTTCACACGTTAAAATGGCACGTCATCTGCGTTGCTCTCAATCACGGAGAAGTCATCGTTCCCGCCCTGCGAGTAGCCGGAGCCAGACCCACCAGCCAACGTTTTCTTCGGTCTGACCTCATAATCGCCGGAACAAATCTTGTCCACGCTGGTGAAACGGTCAACAACCAGTTTTGTCTTGATGTTACCATCGTTGCCCATGTACTCTTCCTCACGGAGAACCACGCCAACCAGCTTTCCACGCAGGGTCTTTTCATCGTTGTTGAATTTGTAACCGGGATTGGACTGCTCCACAGCGGTGATGAAGCCCTTGAAGAACGGCAGCGCCTTTTTCTTGTAGCTCTTGATGGTCTTGCCGCCCCATGCCCATTCGCCCGGATTCAGCTTGCCACGCTCGATAAGAGAAGCGGTCTGCTCACGCCAGTAACCCTTGAACTCGCCCTCTGCGACTTCCCACTCGATGTTCAGGCGCTCCTTTGCAGGCTCGTCTGTTGCCTTGCAGATACCGGCAACATAGCCGCCAACAGGCAGGTCACGGCGTTCGGTTGCTTCCTGCACGTCATTCCAGTTGATGCTCTTCATCTGTTACTCTCCTTTGTTATCCGGCTGAACCGGGATGTTGTAATACTCACGGATGGTCTTGTCTACGGCGGCGAGGTCGTTTTCGATCAGCGCATCGTTGAACATCCCAAGCGGGGTTTTCACGGTGTCCATCCCATCATTGCGGGTGCTGAACAGGTATCGCCCATCCTGCACAACGGTTTTCAGAACGATGGTGAAGTACCCTTCCACGCAGACTTTCTCGTCCAGCAGCTTGCCGATGGTCTTAAACTTTTCGCCGCCATCGCCGTCACGCTCGCTGTGCCCGAAGAAGTAGACTACAACATCGTCCGGCAGCTCCTTTGCCCGCATCAGCAAGGCGTTGAAGTTGGCTGCCATGTCGGTAAACTTCTGGTATCCAGCAACCTTTGCGTTCCGCATGAACTCGCCAGTCATAAGATAGGTGGCATCGTCAATGACGATGGACTTACGCTTGGTGCTGTGGATTGCGGCATCAATCTTGCCGTAGTCGTTGGTGATATAAGTTTTCATGTTGCTGCGGAACGGAAGCGGCTTGCCAAGCACGTTGATAACCGCAACCTGTTCCGGGCCAAAGTTCCGAAGCGAAGCGGACTTACCGCTGCCGGAATGACCGTAGACCATTACTAATACTGCCATTTTTCTTTCCTTTCTTTGGCTTCATTAGGCTTCATTGTTCTTACTTTGGCTTAACTTGGCTGTGCAAAATTAGCCAGCCATCAGTTCTGCCAACTGTGCACGGAGGTCTTTCAGCTCTGCTTCCCTGTCCTCGATTTCGGACTGCAAATCTTCGATTTCAGCCAGCCGGTCAGCTTCCTTAGCTTCCGCCATCTGCTCGTTGGTCATGAAGTACACGCCGTCCTCCGGCTCGGTCACACCACCGAATCTATCTAAGCTCACGCTAATCATTCTTTCTGGGCCGTCCTCTCTGTTTTCTGTGCTCTTGGATTTGAAGAGCTGAGTACCACTGACTTGTGTCGATTTCAATGGTAGACCACCGGTAATTGCATTCTTTATTCAAGCAGTGCTTTCTGCGAATAATACAATCGCCCTCGTTTCTAGTGTCGACGGTCTTAACACTTTCCTGTCCGCACATCGGGCATTTCACTGAACATCCCTCCACTCGTTGGTGTGGTGGGCCACTCGCTTGATCTTATGGTTTTCGCGTTCAATACGTTCATTCTCAGCGCTAACGCCGATAATAGCGAGAATCAAAGCGGTAAAAAGCATAGACACGGACAGCAGCGTATATCCAAGCATCCCCCAGCCATTAGAAGCGCCATTGATGGCGTTTCCACATCCAAGTGCCGCAACGGCGATGGATATGCTTATAAAGCACAATACAGTTCCTTTAACAGTTTTCATTTCTCTTCACCTCTTTTAAGACAATATCAAATCCGCTTGGCTTGTTTTCACTAATGGTAATCTTTGCATTCAAGGCCTTTGCGATTTTTAGAAGCGTATCGACCCGAACGGAGCTTTTCTGCTTTTTTCGCTTGTCCAAGATGCTGTAAATCGTCGGCCTTGATACTCCCGATCTACGGCTAAGGTCGTTGATGTTGAAGTACCTGGCTTTCATTGCATCTTCCAGCGTCATGCTTTCTTACCTGTGCTGAAAACCCAACATGTGGCCATCAGAGCGCTGATTCCGATAATGTACCAGGTCATTTTAGCTCCGACCAGAAGCTCGATATGATGCACCAGCCAGAAGTTTAGCAGGAACGCTGCTAGAACCAATGCCAGGACAATGCCCCAAATCAGGGCAATTTCTACGAATGCTTTCATTCTTGTCCTTTCTTTTATGAATGTGTTCCAGCCGGTCTTTCTCCCGGCTGTGCCAGCGGATTTCACGCTGGCCGTAGTATTTACCGTTCATCAGGAGCCTTCACCTTTCCCTGTGCAAGTAAAGTACTGTAATGGCCGTAGCTCATGCCGTATCGTTTTGCGGCATCGTTCATCTGTCGCACGGTATACTTTGGAGGCTCGTGCTTTTGAGGTCTCGCACGTTCTGGCTCCTGCACATCCCAAGTAATTTTGAACTCACCAGATGCTTTTAGCTCATTCAGTTCTTTTTGCTTTTTGGCTTTGTACTTTTTAGTCAAAGCCTTGTTTGCATCTGCTGCGCATTCAGGGTGATACTTCTGAGACCAGACCTTCCGAACCATTGGTTTCTTGCACCAAGCGCATAAAGCCGGTTCCGGCTTAGCCTTAATTCCTTTCTTTATAAGAGCCTGCCGTTCTCTGCGAACAATGATTTTACATTCTTCACAGTATTTCTTGCACGGATTTACAAGGCCAAAAAAGACACCGCAGCGCTCACAGTACTTTTCTTCCACGCTGCATCTCCTCTTTCAGTTTTTCTTCTCTGTTGTGCCGCTCAAAGCACTGGTTGATGGATTTCTCCATCCACAGCACCTTGTTGGCATCGTTTCTGGATACGCCAGCTGCCATTGCCAGCTTTAATCTGCGCTTGCGGCTTTGCGCTTTACGAAATTTCATCACCAGCATTCACCAGCCTTATCTGTGATAAACTTCGGGGCTTCCTTGCCTGTGGCAATGCACAGCGCAACTAGCTTTTCGACCCAGATGTTAAACAAGTTTTCTTTTGGCATATAGCACTGGCCAACAGAAGGCTCCTTAAAGCTTTTCCAGATCGTCAGCCCAACAGCGCCATCAGTGACCGTCCAGATCATGCTGTAACCATCGTTGCACAGGCCGTACAAAATATCTCGTGCTTTGCTTTTGGCTTCGTTAAGTTCAAAAGCGTCCCAGTGCTTTTTGCTCTCTTTGTAGGCTTCCACAGCCTTGTTAATAGCGTGGCGAGCATCGTCCGGGTGCTCAAGATCTACCTTCAATGTCAAAATCTGTTCCATGATTTTCTCCTTACACAGCACCGTCAAACGCCTTGTTCATAGCATCCATGACAGGCTTCAGGCGTTCCAGTGTGTTATACTTCTGCTTAAAGCTCTGTGCGTCCCGGAAAGCATCTGCCATCATCTGGCTGTGCAAGTCCGGGTGTTCCAGAACCTCTTTCATCGGCATATAAGACCGAACAGGCGGTTCATCCGGCGCAACCACCGTAACGTTAACGTAGGCTCTTACAGGCTCCTGCGTATCCTCGCTAGTGATACGGATTGCACCAATCATGTGCCGTGCCTGACCCTGACGGTACTTCTCTGCGGCAACTTCGTCTCTCCACTCGAAGTCGTTATGTAGAACCGATTCCTTCGGTCTAGCATAATCAACAACCAGCTCCGGCGTCAGCTTGCCGCTGTTCTGCCGGATTTCTTCAAACGCACCAGCGGCTTCATCGGCAGTTGCCTTGTAACAGCACTTGTCGTTCTTCCACTGATAACCAGTTTTAATGTTCATTTTTGCTCCTTTCTGAAATTTTGGCTCCATGCCAGCCGGAACAGACCGTACTGTACCTCAACGTAACATACACAACCCCGCCAGCCTTGCCGCGTCTTAACGCTCCGCACATCAACTCAGCATAACGCACCAAAACTTAACGCACCTCGCCTCGCCAGCCACTCCACACAGCACCCTGCCTTACCAATCAGTGCCACATCCCGCCTTAACAGCCTAACCTCGCCGGAACCCAACATAGACCGCCTAGCCTAACCAGCCTTAACGAACCTATCACTAGCATTCCTAAACAAGCCGAACCCCGACTGCCTTGCCAAACCTCAACGCACAGCGCCACAACTCGCCAAAACGCTCCTAGCCTCGCCTCTCCGCAACAGCCAAAAGAGCGTTATTCGCTCAGTTCAACATGGAATGCGCCCCAGCTACCGCCCTTTTCGATGCGCCACTCGCCAAGACCGCACTGGTCACCGCCAGCATTCAGCATATTCACGATGTCGGACAGGCTGAAGTTGCCATTCTCGTTGAAGGAGATGGTAACATCCATGTACCAGTTGGCGAACTCAGGACGATAGCGCAGGTCAGCGGTTCCCATGCCGATACGAACAGAATCCTCACGGCCTACGAACTTCGGCTCACCTTCCGGCTTGAAGGACTTGATTTCGATGAACTCAGAACCGTTGTCGCCGAAAATCATAAATGCGCCACGAGCGGAAACCTTATCCTTCGTCCAGCCCAGACGGAATGCAGCGGAAACGGCAGCGGCCTTAACAGCGCAAGCGGGGAAACCGAACTGCTCAGATGCTGCGTATTTGTCCAGAAGTTCTTCCGTCCAGTCAGCGTATGCAACGTCCGGCTTGCCGTTCATCCAGTACAGCGCTTCGGCGATTTCGCCGTAGACGTTCTTAGCCTGCTTCTTGTCCTTCTTGAGCTTCGTACCCTGCTGAGATGCAAGCAGCTCCTTCTTTGCCTTCTCGCTCCATGCGTGTACAATCAGCGGAGAATCGCCGATAATGCGGATTTTGGCGGTTTTCTTAACAATAGGCTTGATGCAGACAACGGTAGCTTCTTTCTTGGTCATTTTAGTTCTCTCTTTCTTTTTTGCTTGTTTGCTCAAATGCGTTTGCAGTCACATCTGAGGTTCGTTTTCGGTATTCTGCTCGATTTCAAGAATCTTGCAGATGCTCTGAATAATCTTCTCCGGCTTTCGCTCGCCACGAAGAATCTTGTAGAGGTACGAATCATCAAGGAACAATCCAGTATCGCTTTGAACCGCCTGAATCAGCTCCGTTTGCTTCATACCCCGCTGCAACAGCTTCATCTTCACTTCCAGCTCAAAGCCAGAACGGAAGTTTTCTTTCAAAATTCCACCTCCATTTGCTAAAATCTATTGACAAGTACGGAAAACTGTACTAATATAATGGTGTAGAGAGTTCATATTGTACAGTGTTCTGTACTGCCCATGTCTGTATTATAGTACAGTCTTCTGTACAAGTCAACTCTTTTGTACAAAATTCTGTGCATTTGTATACTTGCACAAATATGGGAGTGTTCTTATGTCGGACTTGTACAGCAACATCCACGCACTCTGCGAAAAAGAGGGCATCAAAGACGGAACCCTTTGCGGCAACATTGGGATTCGCCGTAGTTTTCTTTCCGAGCTGAAAGCCGGGAGAACCAAAAGCCTGTCCGCAGAGGTTCTTTCTAAAATTGCAGCCTACTTCAACGTATCGGTAGACTACCTTCTTACTGGCGAACAAAAAGAAAACCCGCCCCAGCAGCCGCAAAGTGAAGCCGATGCAGCAGTGGAGCGGATTAGAAGAAAACTTGAATCTATGCCGACAGCGCAGCGTGAAGCGCTGATGAACCTGATTGAGAAGATGTGAGGGAAGCCCGTGTATTATTTGTTGTGCGGCTGTGCCTTTTGCTTCTGGTTCATGCAGGCCTTGTTAAAAGACAACGACCGTGTGCTATATGGCAACAGCAGAAAATATCGTTACCGTAGAAACCGAAAAAAGAACTGGTTCTGACCCGGTACAAATAAAACCCCTTGCGCCGGGCTTTCGGTAGCCTTATGCGCAAGGGGTTTTGTCATGCGTTAGATATTATTTCTTTAGCTGCCGGAATCTTATCAGGATGTTCCAGCAGCCATGCAATAAATCGGTCAATCTTGGCTCTTTCCTGTTCACTCATTGTGGCATATCCTCCCGATCGGTAAGTGCAGATGTTCATTTGATACGATTATACATCTTTCAGTTGTATAGTCAATACGATTTAAACAACTTTGCAAAAATCGAATGTTTTCTTCACATCCGTTACTTTTCATCGGGGAAGCCACGAGCGTTCAAGTCAAAAGGGACAACGCCTATCCATCTTTCCTCCAATCACAGCTCTACGAGCTGTCCGTTAATGCGTTCGATGTTATCTCCTGGGTCGCGCCCATCGTCCAAGGCGGCTACGGCGCGTTCCAGGATGCCTTTTGCTTCGAGGTAAGCATCTTTATCAGCTTCGTACCCAGAAAGGCTCAGGACAAGCTCCAGCGCCCGTCTGCGAGCGTATGGGATAATTAGAGCGTCTACGGTTCGTTTCATTAACTTTCCTCCCATGGTTCAGGTGTGTGTGGCTGCCCATCGGGAACGCTGGCAGGCATTCCGTCGATGATCGGCATACGTTCATGGTTCCAGATTACAGTTTCTTTCATTTTTGTTCCACTCCTCTTTGGAATTTTTTGACAATACAGTTATAACACAGGCTGCTGTTGGTTCTCCATAGCAGCTTTTTCCATTTTTTGGCTTGTCGAACCCGGCAGTTTTGCTGGATTTTGTTGAAAGGGTGAGAATTTATGGATGAATATTTAGTAAGAACAGCCAAAGCATTAGAAATAGCTCGAATGCGTTCCGGCTTGAGCCAGCAGAAATTGGCGGCAAGAATGGGCGTGAATCGCGGCACGATAGCAAATTGGGAGCAAGGTCTGGCAGCCATTTCCTTTCCGATGGCTATGCGCTGGTTCACTTGTTGCGGCGTATCGGTGGCTCGATACATGGACGCTTGTATTCACCCAGGGCTGCTGGAGCATCTAGAGGACGACCTTTTCGACATGGAAAAGCGTAAGATTCTCATAGATGCCATGATGGAGTGTTCTTCCTACGAGATAGATGCCTTGTTGTATATGCGGTACGGAGATCACGGTTCAGACCACATCGGCGTACTGACGGAGGTTCTGGCAAACCTCCATACGCCATTGAAGGACAGGGTCTCTGTTTGCCGGATGGTATCGGGCAGCTATGAGATAGCACAGGCTACCGGAACAGACTCAGACCCGAACGGAACCGCCCCGAAGATGGAGATTCTCTATCAGGCACAAGATGCTGGAACGGAAGCCGCTATGAAGTCCAACGATTCTTATACCGTGAATCCAAATAATATAACTGGCTGATTGTCGAATTATCGCAGTTTTTGAAGAACATTTTGTCCACGTTCATCCACTTTTTGTACACCTATCGGGCAAATTCGCCTTGTCAATCCGTCCCCCATAGACTGCAAATCGACAACATTCGCGCGGAATAAATAACGAATTATCGTCAATCTATTGCTTGTGATTGAGTGGTTCGTCAATCCGTCCCCCATAACACCGGCTCAAAAGTTTTTCGTCCACTTTTTGTACACGTTAGATAAGACTAATCATTGTCGGAAAGACTTTATTCAGCAAATGGAAGGTTGAGTTATCCACAGGCTGGAATGGAAAAAGAGGGAAATTGTTGAAAATTATCGTCATCGCCTATTTAACGATGATATTTAACCTCTTGTTTATTTCTTGTTTAATATATAATATGTAGATGGGGGACAAAATGACAAAGCATGGGGGACGTTTTGACAAGTCATGGGGGACGTTTTGACGGCCATATGGGGGACAAAAAGACAAGTCATGGGGGACGAAAAGTGTTGACTTGTCCCCCGTGATGTGCTATACTCTACTCAAGCAAATGGGGGTGAAAAAAATGATACTTGGAAAAGAGAACCAGAAGTGGGATTTTTCGAAGGAAGAGATGTTTGTCATCAAATGGCTTGAGGAAAACGGATTCGAGGTCGAACTGAAAGAGCAATTTGTTTCAAAAACGAAATTTATTGTTCGGAAAGATGATGTTGTAGATAACTTCGATTTGACGCAAGGCCTGAAGAAGATGAACATAAAACAATATATGCAGCAGTATGAGCGTCAGTTCGAGCTGTTAAAGCAAATAAAGGAAAAGGTGCCTACCTGATGGCGAAAGTATCAGAAAACAACCTTGTTGAAAAAAGCAAATCCCTTGTATGGGCAAAGTTCAGGGACTACACGGCAGGTGAGCTTCGATTGCTAGAGGTTTATTTGTCAAGAATAAATCCAAGAGACCCAAACAGCAGCCGTGTGGAGTTCACTTTGGCAGAGTACAGAGACCTGCTGGGGTTAAAAAGCCTTGATGCGCGAAGGATTGAGCCGCAGATCAAGCACTTTCTGGGCAATACGGTGTCGATTCCCATTGACAAAGAGAAGGGGACGTTTGAGAGCTTTGTCCTTTTCACAAGGGCAAAACTGGACTATGTACCCGAAACGAGGTCTTATGTTGTGGCAATCACTTGCAACCCTGACCTTCGCCCTATCTTTTTTGATATTGCCGAAAGCGGGTACGTTCGGTATCGTCTACGCTACACATCACGGATGAAATCACAGTACAGCATCCTGCTTTATTCGATTCTTCGGGATTGGATGAACATGGACAGCAAACCGCATGAAATCAGTTTGAAAAAGCTGAGAGAACAGCTTGGTGCGATGGAAGCCAGCTACGATGTTTATAAGAACCTTCGCAAGCGAGTGCTTGACGTTGCGGTGGATGAAATCAATGCCGTGTCGGACATTGTTGTGACCTATGAACCGGTTCTTGTGGCACGAAAGGCTGTGGCAGTCAAGTTCAAGCCCAAAATTAAAGCGTCTGAGACGCTGATTGAAGCTCAGGCAAGCGAAGTATCGGCTGAACCTCAAAAAGCCGCCAGAAAGCCCCGCAGAAGCGGATATGAGGATTTTGACTGGTCTGTGTGTGACGAGCTGGAAATGCAGGACTGCATTGACGTGGCAAAGGTTGTTGAGAAATGGATGAAGAAAGAACATCCTGAAATCAAGCTGCCGAGACGAAGAGAAGCGGTTTACGACACGGTAAAGGCGGCGTATAATGACATTTTGTCTTTGGACAGGTCTCCGTTCCCTGACCGACCTGTTGGCTATCTGATTAGAAGCGTGGACAAGGCAGGTATCGTAGACAGATATATGCCAGCGTTCTATTCCATTGAAGCGTTGCAAGAGCAGTCAGACGTAGCACATTGAGCAGATGATGCAGAAAGGAGATAAACATGACCATAGGGGCAATTGAGACTTATATAAAGCAGCAGGATAGCGACAAAATAATATCTTTATGTAACGAAATTTATGAATGGAGAGAAAAAGAAGGGAGATTGTCAATAAAGTCGATTCTTTATGAATTTTCAGTGGAATCTGATTGCCCAGATATAAAACTTTTGGAAAACATGATTGTTGAAGAAGCGCATAAACGGTTTGGAAATATAGTTTCGCTCCTCATGAAAGACGCACCAATGTATTATTTGAAATAATGAAAGAGTGATAAAATGGCAAAAGTTCAAAGTTCCGTTTTGTACAGAGAAATAGCGAAATTGCGAAACGACTTCGATTGTAACAGAGTTGAGTTTTTCACCGTTGGGGACGGAATTGATACGCCGATTCATGTAATGGTCGGTTCTCGTGGACACGGCACTGTAGAACCAGACGAAGCGATTGAGGAAGGAAAAGCGCTGATTGAAGCTGGTAAGGCAGCGAAAAAATTTAAGTACAACAGTTATTTTGTAATGTGGGGAGAATAAAAATGGCAAAAATCATAGCTGTCGCCAACCAGAAGGGCGGCACAGGAAAGACTACCACAAGCACCTGTCTGGCTGGTGCGTTGCAGTTGCTTGGCAAGAAGGTGTTGCTGGTGGACTGCGATGCACAGTGCAACGCAACGGACACCTACGGCGCACAGACAGAGGACGTGTGTACTTTGTTCGATGTAATGACCCGGCAGGGCACGGTAGAAGAAGGAATCCAGCACTGTGAAGCCGGTGACATTCTTCCCTCAGACAACGCATTGAAGGACATTGACGAGCAGCTTGTCCGGGACATTGGTAAGAACTTCCGGCTGCGTGAAGCGCTGGAATCCGTGTCTGCACAGTACGATTACATTGTGCTGGACACTCCCCCGCAGCTTGGTCTTTCGCTTGTGAACGCTCTGATCGCCGCCAACAGCATTATCGTTCCCATTACAGCAGACCGCTATGCACTTGCCGGATTGAGCCAACTTTCGCAGACAATCGGCGATGTTCGCAGATACTTCAACCCGACCTTGAAGATTGAAGGTCTGCTTCTGAACCAGTACAAGAGCCGTGAGAACCTGTCCAAAGAGGTTGTAGAGCAGCTCCCGGTGATTGCACAAAGCATGGGAACAAGGCTGCTGGGCGTAAAGATTAGACCGTCTATGGGCGTTCGTAAGGCGCAGGCAGAGCGGCACAGCCTGTTTAGCGGTGACACGGCAAAGAGTACTAGCGCAGAAGATTTCAAGGCGTTGGCGAAGATGATTGCGGAGGGGAAAGAAAAATGAGCGATTTGTACCCACATCTTTTGAATGCAACTTGTTCTGATGACACGGAGCAAGTCTACATTATCAATTTTGGTTTTTCATTTAATGACCTTTCCGATAAAGAGAAAGAAATGGCGTTTCATTCTCAGTGGTATCTAGCTGAAAAATATTGCAAAAAGTGGCAGAAAGAACTTGCAAATAATCAATGGGCGAAATCAGAAGATGAAATGCCAGATGAACTAAACCCATACGTTATCGGGTTTAGCAAAGACGAATACGATGTAGAAATTGTAGGCTATGAAGAAGATTTTAAGGAATGGCGGGACAAAAGCGGAAAGCTGCATAATATAACTCACTGGATGCCGTTGCCGACCGTTCCTGACCTTGATGAAGATTGGGAGGAAGAAGAATGAAGTCAACCAGCAAAAAAGCATCCGGCTTGTTGGGCGGGTTTGACTTCCAGCCTGTTTTTTCGGAACAAGTATTAAGCCAAAGTGAGCCAAAGGAAGAAGAAGTAAGCCAAACAAAGCCGAATAATGCCGAACAAGCACTGATTAAGTCTAGTGATGCCACAGACAGCCATACACAGCCTAATGAAGCACAATTAAGCAGTGTTAAGCCGAAGCAAGCCAAAGACAGTGAAACACAGCCAAACAATGCCGTAGTAAGCGAAAGCAAGCCGAAGAAACTGAAACAGGCGAAAGAAGTTCAACGCCTTATCGAACAGGGCGATGTATCCGGCGCACTAGCTGAAGCTGGTTTGACAAAGAAAAAAATTCCGATGCCGGAATCGCATCAGGGTGTTGCGAGCGGTGACGGCAAGCGTTCTAAGCGCATTACTATCCTTATGAGCGAGGAAGAACGCAAGTATATCAACCGTGAAGCGAGGCGGCACGGAATGACGATTGGACAGTTCGTATACGCTCTAGCGGCTGCGGCGGCAGATGGGAAGATTGAGTTGGAGGATTTCTTGGAGGATTGAAAATATGAAAAAGTTTGTTGCTCTTTTTGAAGGGTGGAACGAAAAGCACGACCATGAATGTATGTGCTATGTTATTGATGTGGATGACGACTTTGAAAGCATTTTGAGTGTTGAAGA